AAGTTGTTCGACTGACATCCCTGTGTAACTTGTAATCAGAATTAGACATCTTTGCGAACCTAGTGTCATGATTACGCTTTATGTCCTCTACGTGTCTGAGGATCTTTTCCTTATCTTCTTCAAAGGAACCCCCTCTCAAGTCATAGGTCTTTACCCACTCAGCCATTAGAATACCTTTACATTGTACTTACGTTCCCACTCTTCCGCATCTTCTATGGTGTTCACCATCGGTCTGTTGCGTATGTTCAGAGATGTATTTAGTAACATAGGAACACCCGTCAACTCGTAATACTCCTCTAGAATCGGACGTAGGACAGACTCACAGTCAGGTTTGACCAGTTGTACCCTTGCTGTACCATCTACATGGGTGACCGATGAGTAGTCATGCTTTGCCTTTGCGGTGTACTGCATATACTCGTTCATAGGCCCTTCAAAATACTCGTCAGCGTACTCAGAAAGGATAGCGGGTGCAAAGGGTCTAAACTTATGTCTACGTTTGATTGTATTCACAGTATCCTTTACATCATATCGCACATCTGCCAACAGAGAACGATTACCCAGTGCACGAGGGCCGTACTCTGCACGACCATTCGCAACACCACATATCTTGATATCAACAAGGTACTGAGCGACCATCTTAGGGTCTATGGGACGATCAATGTTGTGACCAAGGTAAGGACTACACTTTACATTGTCCCCGCCTGTGGCCTTGTGCCACGAGTACAGGGCACACCCTAGTGCGTTACCCGCATCATTAGGTGCAATAGCAATATGCATATCATCGAACAGTTCGCGAATCTTAGAGTTGGCAGTGACATTCTGTGCACACCCACCACTATAGACGAGTTTAGAACCGTACTTACGAGCCTCTTGCATCACCTTGAGTACTTCGTCCTCAAAGAACTTCTGTATAGACGCACTGGCATCTTCTTCAGAGATACCCTTGATTCGTTTCAGGATCTTGTTTTCATAGTCAACATACTTCGCAGACAAGGCACTCTCCGCAATACAGTGTCCCTCAAAATCCACTATCTGCCTCACATTACGACCATGCTCACTTTCAAACCAATAGTACATATTGCGAAGGATGTCATATAGGGTCTGGTCTACCTCACCGTAGGATGCCAGACCCATGACAATATATTCGTCTCGCAATGCCTTGAATCCGAGAGCAGATGTTACTGTCCCGTACATAGATCCCAAGGACTGAGGCCACAGTATTTGTTTGATTGTCTTGAAGTTGTGGTCTTTGATGACCAGAGACTCAAGTTCACCAGAACCATCTACCGACACCATGACGGTATCTTCTTTTGATTCCCACGGACGAGTCAGAAATGCGAGAGCACAATGACTCTCGTGATGTTCGTTGAAGGTATCAAAGGTAAGCGAGTTCCGCATGGGGTATGCGGTATCAATCCAACCTCGTTTTGCCTTTCTAGCAACATCTGGATTATTTTGGAAGGTACGCATACCACCCATCTTCTCCCTACGAAGATCTGCGTCTTCATAGTAGGTGACATGATCGTCTTTATTTACAAACGACCACATCTCTGGGGGTATCAAGTGATCCATCTTCAGACCACTGTACCGTTCTGCTTGGGACGCAAATGCTACCGAACCGTCTTGGTTGACGATGGCAAGACTTGCGTCATGAAAAAACTCTGAAAAACCTACATATCTCATGTAGTTATATATACATCAACCAACTAGGTATTCGTATACATCCTTCCAACCCTTCATTAGAGGGTACTTCTCAGATTCCATGTTGTAACCGTGTTCCATGACAATAGAGTCCAGACCGAACTGGTCTCCAGCGTCTGCGTTCTCAACCTTGTCTTCGACCCAAGTGTATCCGGTACCTTCGTATTCCTTCAGGACTTCGTCCTTGTCTGCCCCAGTGTCAAGGTAAATGAACTTCTCAAACGCAGTCTCACCAAACAACTTCTTGATGTTCATGGTTCGTAACTTCTGTGCGTTCTCGTTCTTACTCAGACTCGTGATAAGGTGAAAGACATATCCGTGTTCTTCGTGAAGTTTCCTCACGTATTGGATTGCGTCTCGTAGAGGTGGGATGAAACCGACCGCTGCACTCTCGTTAAACTCTCGAATCAGTCTCTTGGACTCTGGCTTGCTGAGTCCATCAAAAATCTCGTGAATACCGTATGCATTCTTGTTGATAACATTATAACCTTTCTCGGTCATCCAGACATCGAATGCGTATCCCCAGTTCAACAGTACACCATCCGCATCGGTCAAGATGACTTTGTGGTACTGATCTAGCACTTTTACTCCTTATTTCTTGATTATATTACTATTATAACAACAGCAACAGGATTTGTCAAGGACTAAATGTACTTAAATAGATCCATTTGATGATGCCTCAACATCTCAACCTTGTTCCCACCACCAGTATAGTGAAGGAAGTTTTGGTTCTTCCACTTGTCGTAGGCACTCATAGCACCTTCACCATAGTCCCCATGCCAGTCGCGATAGTGAGTAGGGGTATCATTCCATGTCTGATCTAGACCCAGAACCGAAAACCCGTGTTTGACCAGTTGACCAGATATCCAAGGTTGGTCGTTGTTCAACCAGAACGGAGTATCGTGTTCGATACCATCCAAGACATAGTCATACCACGGATCAAAGACTTCTCTGGCACGGAGTCGTGCATCCCTAGACCATATCAGAACCCCAGTATTGAGTGTTGCGATGCTGGAGGGTCTCTGTGGAGGGCTTGTGGGTACTATTGGTATACCGTGACGGGCATACTTCTCTTCGATCAGGATTCGTTTTTTATCGTCGTAGTCCCATGAGTTATACCCACCATCGGTATCAGAACGAATATCTGACTCATAGACTCCACAGACATCATAGTCGCCCGCAAGTTCAAAGATGTTCTCTTCGGTGTTGGCGATGATGTCCGTATCGACAAACAAGAGTTGATCGAACTCATCGTACATCTCGTCGTAAATGCACCTCAGACACTCAAACAATAGAACCGTGTTGCCAGACTTACCTGCTGTATATACCTGCTTCTTAGAGTAGTGATGAGTTGCACCAATCTTCTCCGCATAGATGCGAAAGGATTCAGCTGATAAGTCTGCTGTCTTTCGATACAGTTCTACCCTATCACCATTCCCAGCTTTATACTGAGGAACCTTGCCTCGCGAGGCGGTGTCCTCGTTGGTGACCATGTATTGAAAGATTATGTTCTTCATTCTATCAGACTTCTTCGAGCCTTTTCATTAGTCTGTCTGCACGTGGGCCAACCTGTCTAGCCCAAAGTGAATCTAATCCTTCGGGCGCGGCACCTGCATAATCACCTTCAATAAGTTTAGCGTTAAAATTCTTGAATTTACTCAAGCGTGGTCGTCCAAGATTGAACAACATATTGACCAAGACTTCCTGAACCTCGCCAGGGAACCCTTCCCAATCATCTCCGTATAGAGTAACACACTCATTAATTGCTGTGTCAAGGTCACGTTCAAAGCACTCTCGCACTCTCTCTTCAGAGACAGGAGTTCCGACTTCTTGTCCGTGTTCTGGATCAGATTCCAACACCAAGTGCCCCACTCCAAAAGTAGGGTATCCAAGGTGATCTTCGTAGATTTCGTATACTACGCCTTCGTCAATCTTTAATTGTTCAAATACAGATTCTCTATTCATGTTAGGTTTCCTCTTTCTACCATCTCTTTAGTCATTATATAGTCTCGGACAAAATCAGACCTCACGATGTCCGGCCAACCAAATTCAACAGTGGTGAAGTTGTTCATCATCTCTATGATATTCATGAAGTCTAGAATACCTTTCTTGTCTGATTCTTTTATCAAGTCGGACTGGTAGTAATCACCACTGAAGATGATACGGCTGTTACGTCCTACTCGTGTAATTATAGAGTCCAACTCGTGATATGTAAGGTTCTGCATTTCATCAACCAAGATGATACACTCATCCAGAGTCACGCCTCGTATGAATGAGGTGGACATAAAGTTGATGACGCCTTGTTTCTCTAGCACATCATATGCGCCAGTTTCATTGAAAAGTTCAGTCGCAGCCGCACGGTACGGTGTGGTATATGCATCAACCTTCTCTTCGATAGAGCCAGGCAGATAACCCATCTCTCTGGTGGGAACCACACTTCTCACGATAATAAGTTTCTCTTGTGGAAAGGACTTATCCAGCACATCCTGTAACGCCAGATACATCCCTACAAAAGTCTTGCCCGTACCCGCAGATCCACAAAGAACAAGGTGATCACCTTCTTCCCAAGCATCGTATGCAGTTCTTTGATTTTCGGTTATGGGGTCGTATGTCAAGAGATGATCGATACGAAGTCGTTTCATTTGACTCATGTTTTGATGTTGTTTCCTCGACCAGAGTGTTTTTTGATGTTGCCCATCAGGTTCTTCCAGTCACCCGATGTCTTGTTGATCATGTTACCTGTGTGGGTAACAAGTGCGGGTGCACCGATGCGTTGTTGCCAGTCAGGCCCCAACTCCTCTAAGCGTTTTTGTAGACGAGAGAAGGAGCACATACATTCTTCTTCCTCACCAGTCTCTTTGTTTACAATTGTATAAAAGGGCATATTTTCATTCTCCAGAAGTGACGAGGGGGCGATGAACGCCCCCACGAGATATAATCACCTACCTTATCTATACTAGACTTAGTTGTTCGTAATCGGCAATAGTTTGATTAATGAACGCTTTCTTTACCGTTAATTTATGAGCAAGATTGTCTCGGCCTTTTTTCTTGAGACGGTGAATGTAATTATCAAGTTCACGGCTGTCGTTCTTCAATCTCTCTATTTGGTTTTTCGGCATAAATGCGCTCCTGTTATTATTGGAATCACATAACGAAGTCTAAGATAGTAGGTTAGGAAATGCCTCCTCTACAATCTTTTTGGTCAAACCTTTGACTGGAGATTTCTTATCCTTCATTGCAAGTACGATCAATGCGTCCTCTGCGTGGATACTCTCCAATAACTGAATGAATCGGGTTTCCGTTTTAAGTTTACCCAATCGTTTATTTCGATTAGTGCCTTCGACATAGTCACCGAACTCACGGTGAAGCATCAATAGGCTACTAGGTACAGACTCTGGTCTATTGGGAGTGTAAGGCGGTTTGCCTTCAGGTAGGGCAAATTTGAGACGTTCATCAAAACAGCCTCGAACTACGTCTTTCACCGCTGGAACCGTATTGCCTTGTTCTTGTAGAAAGGCAATCTTGTCTTTTCGGTTACTCAATTTCTGGAAATCTTCAAAGATTTCAAAAACCTGTTTTTGCATAAGTTCCTCTTATGTTATTATGTATACGTGAAAGGATTTCTAAATGCGATAATATTTACAAAATTCTTCTAACATTGTCTCATATTCCGCAACGAGAAAAGTCGCAGTTGCGACTCCCTCTTCATCCTTTTCCAGTTCAGCTTCCTCAAGTTTTCCTTTTGCGACTTTGATGTATTCCTCTATCGCACTTTTCTTCTTGAGAATTTCTTCAAGAAATATTTCTTTTTCGCTAATCATTATGTAGTCATTCCTTACGAGCCATCCATGCCTTAACTACAGCACGAGCTTTGTTCTTTTCCAGACCGAACTCTTCGGTCAGGTAACGGGGGGCGCCAAACATATTCATTTGACCGGACTCACGTAGAGCGTCCAGAATGTCGAAGAAAAAGTCTTCGGTGGTGATTTCTTTTGTCATCAAATTATCCCATTAATGTAAAGTATTGACAGCGGGGCAAGTATCCACAACCCCGCGATTAACCATTCCAATCGACCCCACTCTCTCATGCGTATAAACTCATTTCAATGTAGTGACTTCTGTGGAAGTAGTCGGTCATGCTGTCATCTTCACAGAAGAAATCAGGCCCTTCCATTGCAGACTTCATCTTAGTCAAGAACTCAGTTCCTTTCGGCCCATAGTTCTCACTAATCCAGTATTCGTTCACCCTGTGACCCCACTTAGAAGCGTCAGCCATAACCTCAACAGGGTCAAACTTATAGTGCCTGCATTCCCTCTCTAGGACTTTCTGAGGTTCCATTTGAACTTCACAGTACTCTTCAAGGATGTCTTCCGCACCTTTAATCTTGGCAACCAAAGTCATGTGGTGTTGGACACCCAAAGATACTTTGTAACCATATTCTTTTGCCAACGCCTTGATAGCAGGAGCAAGTTCTTTCTTCATTTCTTGACTAACGTAGGCCATTTCTCAGTTCCTTTCTCAGTTTCAATACAAGTATTATAGACTATGCGACAGGGTTTGTCAACCCTTTTTTTCACTTTTTTTCATTTCAAAACAAGTGAGGACACGCTCGCGGTCTATACTATCACCGTCACCCCACTCCCAAACGGCATCCTTTTTAGAGCAGACCTTCAGATATTCCTGAATGGCTTCCTCACAGGCAGCAACATTGAATCCCTCTTCGGGGTACAAACCGTCATACCCATAGAATGACAGGATATAGTTGCGGAACTCAACAAGGGCGGGGTTGTTGCGAAGAGCAACGAAGTTGGTGATTTGCGACATAAGATTTCCTTTCTCATTTTCAATACAAGTATTATACACCCTGTATCAGAGAATGTCAAGCCTTTTTTCAAACTTTTTTTGGTATTCCTTTCTGGTCTTCCCCGATGAACCGTGTACCAAAGAACTTGAAGTTCAGTTCCTCTTCCCAGTCATAGTGCTTGTCGTGATGAGACTTGTTCTCATGTGGACAGACCCATAGTGGTTCGATAAAACATTGTCCCCACTCCAACATGCATTCCGCAATCATCTCCATGGTATCATCTTCCAGTGCATAGATGGACTGTTGCTTCATCAGTCTGGGTAGATATCGCTTCACGGACAATCGTGAGATGTGTTCACCGAACAACGATGGAGATGCAAGGCGCAGAGAGTTCACAACTTTGGCACTCATCAGCGCGGGTAGGATGTTCCGTTCAAACGCATTTTGGTGATGGTACGATAGTCCGTATCCGGTCACCCTATCACTATAGTAGGAAATAAAGTCCTTTGCATTGGTAAGACACTGCTCGTGAGTTATCTGCATACCATCAAACGGATTCTCCTCTTGTCTCCAGAACTTGTCACTACGGACAAACGCATAGTCATCTGGACTGACTGTCCACGGTTGGATATCATCTATATCTGGTGGCAGTTGTGTCGCGTCCATGATGTTGCGAATGGTTGTCGATCCATCCATGTAGATCTTGTATGCTGGGTTGTGTTCAAAATACTTATTGTGAAACCTCCGCGAAGCCTCATCAAAGTATTCTATCCTATTAACAGGTAACTTGTCAAGATCTTTTTCATCAAAAGTTTCCTCAACGCCAGCCCACAGTGTATCGGGAATTACCCACAACGGTAGTCCTAGTTCTAGACACGCAAACATCGCAGCCAGTTGAGAAGCACCGTTCTGAGGCATAATGATGGTAGTGACCTCACCTTTCCTCACACCGTTTTGTATCAACAGATGTTTGAACTGATTGATGATCTCACAGAACTCAGTCTTAGTCAATTCATCTATAAGGATACTATCCTTTATAACGTCACGAGTTATCATTTTCACGTATTTGTTGATTGATATAAAAGAGATATTCCGCAAACTCGGCGTGGGCTTGTGCGTCTGGATGACCGCCCGGATGCCAAGGTCTGTCTTGTTGAAATTCTTTTAGAGTCATATCGTATTCACCAATACCAATCTTACACTCTGGTCGAAGCAACTGAATACTATCATTCACCCAAGCACGCCAAGCTTGCACCTGTTGACTTGTATCACCGTTCTTGATCTTAGTATTTAGTTTTAACCATTCTGTCCGTATGTGGGAGTGAAACACTCCCTGCATGACTCTGATTCCCATACCGTCACAGATAGCCTGCATAGCAACCATCTTTGATAACGTGTGGGTGAGACCTGTACCAAAGGAAGACCTCAGCGCAGTAATCAATCTTGGTCTACGTTTGAAGGTGTTGTGATAGTTGTAGATGGCATCGTTGCAGTGAATCCTAGTCAGATCTGGGGACATGGATACTGCAACATCATTGTTTCGACGTTCATGCCATTGGGTCATGGAAATGTGCGGATAGACTTCCATCTCATCAAGATTGAGATCAGGCACTTCGAGTAGAGTTTCCTTTCGTATAGGATCAGACCATAAGACCATGACATCTGTGACATCACGATCCTTTCCATGTTTTACCAGATAGTCTACTGTGTCACGAAATATCTTATCGTTACCGCTGCCGCAGTTTGCAATGTTATCCTCTACCGTATCTAACTTTCTAGCGAGTTGATATGCCCATGTAAGGGGCCAGTGATCCATTGGAACTGACTCACATCCCTCCAACTCATCTCCCATGGTGAAACTACACCCGTTTACTAATAACACTCAAATGCCCCCTTAACTGTTCGTAATTGATCTTTGTATCCTGAAAGAATGGAGTTATGTCAAAACCGGCCGGTATATCTATCTGTGGTTCTCTTTGCCTATTTAGTATGTATTGTCCATCTACAAATGAGATATCGTCATCTATGTAACGAGGATTGTCCCACCACTCGTGTTCTACCATCATCTGACCATACTTCAGCGTAGTCCTATAGAAGTTATCCGGTAATACGCCAAGACTATTGGGAAGTATTTTAGTATTAGCATTTACATAGTTTACCAATAAAGGAATGGCGGTGTCGATACTGCCATAGTGAGACTGAAATGCCACGTTATATTTCTTTGCTAGTTCAACAAACTCTTCGTCCAATACAAACCCCGACATATTGATATTTAGTGTTTTTCGGAAAGGCCCAGAGAATGAGCTGAGGAAGTCGTATAGTGTACTCTTGTTTGGTATCATAATGTGACTAGCACCCAACTCATATATCCCTTGTAACCCTCTTAGATAGGATATTGATTCGTCATGGGAATTGTCGTGACCAATTGAAAAGGTGTGGTGGTTGTGGATTGAAGCTTGACGAACACTCGTTACCATAAGACTGGGTAATAGTGAGGTGAGCATGGCAGAAGCGTGATGTAGATTCCTAGAGTGAATCACTCGCGAGTGTCGAGTGAATCCAAATATCTTTATATTTCTTTTCGCAATACCAACAACCTCTTTGTGAGAGAATGTGACTGGTTTGGATGGCCCAGTCGTTCCTGATGTGGAACTGACTAGAAAAGGATCGTCTTCGTATACGGGTGCTGCTTGGAAGAACTTGTGTTGCGTAGGAGACTCAGCATCAATACTGACTCCGCCGTATCGCCTCATCATCTCGTCATGTAGACCGTTATAGATTTTGGTGGTGTCTTCGGCAGAACTGTAAATATAGTAATCGGATGGGCCGTGGAGTGCAAGTTTGGTAAAGGGCAGAGACTCCTTGGTAGCGGGACTGTCTAGAATGAATACTCTCAGTCCCATCTCAGCACATGCAAGTATTGCACCAACATGTTTGACATTGACTCCCATGATCGATATCGTAACAAGGTCACCCTTCTTCGCACCCGCATCAAATAGTCGCCACTTCATCTGGTTTATGTGAGTGTCGATATCCTCACCGGCAAATATTTCACATATAAGGTTACGATCTAATATGTTTTGCATGAATCTTGCAGCCTATAAACTCATTGTAGTATTCATCACTCAACAGAACATCGTATTGGAACTGTAGTTTTGCTTCGTAATACGAACACTCACCTTTAGTATGACACAACCGGAGAACCTCTCTATGGAACTCCTGACCCCCTTCTACGAGAGTTTTTACCTGTTCTGAGGAACCATAGTAGTCACGCCAGTCCGATTGGACTCGTGTTCGTTTGCGTCTTTTTCTTGTTTTCGTAACAGGGAGTATCTTGGGTTTCCAGAAGAACTTCTTACCAATATACTTTTTACCAGTGCTTAACTCCGTCAAGCAGTAGACGAATCCTTGGTATTGCTCCAAGAATCCGTCTTCTGGTTCAAACTCCTTACCTTCATATATCCACATAAAGGTATATATGCTAGTCTTGTATGGAGACTCCACACATAGGACAGTATTGGGGTTCCTCCTCACTGTCCTTGACTATCACCTCAACTTCACTTTCACATAGATTACATTCTAAGATGAAGATGGGGAGTTCGTCATCTTCTATCATGCCGCAGTGGCTTCGTCAGCATCCCATCCCCAGTCACCTTCCATACCGTTAACGGAATACTCAGTAACACGTTTCTCAAAGAAGTTGTCGTGGGATGCACCATTCAATACCCAGTCCAACCACGGCAGTGGATTGTCCTTGACACCAAACTTTGGTTTCAAACCAAGTTGGAGGAGTCTACGGTCTGCAATATGACGGATGTATTGTTTTACATCTGCCTCCGGTAGACCTTCGATCTCACCCGATTTGTATGCCAGTGTGATAAATCGATCTTCTAACTTGACAGCATTCTTGGCCATCTGATAGATCTTAGACTTCAACTCATCGTTCACGACACGGGGACGTTCTTCACAGAACTCGCGGAACAACTTTGCGTTCCCCTGTACATGTAGAGTCTCGTCTCGAATAGACCACTCAACAATCGTACCCATACCCTTCATCTTACCGAACCGTTGGAAGTTCAGTAGCATGACAAACGATGCGAACAGAGACATACCCTCGTTGAACACAGACTGTGCCAACACCAGTGCCAGACCAGTCAGGTTATTGATGTCTCCCTCTTTCATAAAGTCGATCTTGTCAGCCATCTCCTTGTACTCAAGGAATGCATGGTGTTCTTCATCAGGCAGACCCAAGGTATCATTCAACAATGCATAGGCACGTTGGTGTACACCCTCACGGTTTGCAAACGAGGACAACATATTACGGACTTCGTTGTTTTTGAAACGAGGAATCAACAACTCGTGATAGTTCTCACCGACCTGTACGTCAGACTGAGTGAACAGCCTCAATACTTGGGTGATAAACTCTTTCTCTTCTTCGGTCAGTTTGGTTCGCCAGTCTTGGATATCCTCAGACAGTTCTGCCTCATCCTCTACCCAGTGAACCTCTTCATGTTTCTTTACTAGTTCTACCGCCCAAGGATATAAGAACGGTTTGTAAGTTTTACTGAACTCTAGTAACGCCATCTATTTTTTACCCCTCACAGGCGATGCATTCATCGCCATCTTCAGTTTCATGGTTTTCGTTCAAGTGTTCCATCAATTCATCCCAACCACCCACATACTCACCTTCTAGGTAAATCTGTGGTACGGTCTTGACTTTACGACCTGTGACCTCGGCAGCAGTCTTTCCGATTTCTTTCAGATCAATGTAGTCAAACGGGATTCCTCTCAGTGTCAACTCTTCCTTTGCCATAGCGCAGTATGGGCAATCGTCCTTTCCATAGATTATAGTACGAGTATCACCTTGGAGTGCGACACGTTCTACTTTCTCGGATACGTTCTCTGCTCTTTGTTTTGCCTCTGTACGCAAGTAGTATAGACCCTTGAGTCCTTCCTTCCATGCTTTCAGATGCACCTTGTTGACATATGACTTCTCAGCCCCAGCAGGGAAGAACAGGTTCACTGACTGTCCCTGACAGATAAACGGTTGACGTTCCGCTGCGTGAGTAACCACCCAGTTTTGATCAAGTTCATCTGCTGTCTTGAAGACTGCCTTCTCTCCTTCGGTGAGGAAAGGAAGGTGTTGTACCGAACCTTTCTTGGTAATGATTGATGTCCAAGTAGATTCGTTGTTTTGACCCTTCTCATCTAAGAGCTGGGTTAGATATTTATTCTTTACAAGGAAAGATCCGGCGCGTGTCCTATGTGTGTACGCATTTGCCTTGAGGGGTTCGATAGACGGAGAGGTGGACAGGATAACACCACTGGACGCATTCGGGGCGATAGCGAGCAAGTGTGCATTGCGTCTGCCAGTTCCCACTCCATCAGGATATTCTCCTCTTTGTTCGGCGAGAAGTTTAGTTTGTTTGTCGGCTTCTTCTTTGATATGTCGAAAGACAACTTGATTGATTTCCTTCGCAGCCTCAGACTCCCATGCAACGCCGTGCTTCTGAAGTAGGCTGTGGAATCCCATCGCCCCAAGTCCGATAGATCGTTCGCGCTCTGCACTATATTTTGCTCGTTGAATTGTATCTGGGGCTTCATCGATAAAGAACTGCAAGACGTTGTCAAGCATAGTAATGAGATCACGAATAATACTCGTATCTTTCCACTCATCGTAGTACTCCAAGTTTAGACTTGACAAACAACATACCGCAGTACGATCCGCGCTTGTCGGTAGATGAATCTCATTACATAGATTAGATCCATGAATCTTCAATCCACGATCTTTCAACGACTGTGGTAAAGATGCATTTGCAGTATCAATGAAGTTTAGGTAGGGTTCGCCTGTACGGAATCGAATCTCAAGGATACGCTCCCACAGTTTACGAGCATTGACGGTTTCCTTTACAGCACCGTCTTTGGGATCACGCAGATCAAACTCAGTGTTGTTGACCACCGCTTCCATGAACTCGTCGGTAATGTTGAGTGCATTATGTAGGTTCAATGCCTTACGTTGCACATCACCCGTGGGGATACGCATGTTCATGAACTCAATGATGTCTGGATGGTGGATATCCATGTACGCAGCGTAGGAACCCTTGCGAGTCTTCCCCTGACGATACGCAATCATGTCAGCATCTACTGTGTGTAGGAAGGGTATAGGGCCTGGCGCAATGTCTGACACGGTACGCACATCACTCCAATGACCTCCAACGCCGCCACCATATACACTAAGCCAACGTAACTCAGAAGAATGGTCGATAAGACCTTCCAGCGTATCTGGCACATAAGTGAGGAAGCAAGAGATAGGCATTCCCTTGTCTTTCTTGGTGCCATTCGGAGCATTGGATAGAACCGGAGACGCGAACATGAACCACTTATTAGACACATAATCGTACAACCTCTGTGCAAGATCTTCGTCCATTTGACCCCGATACTTAGACCATGCTTCTGATGCCCTTTTGAATCCCTCTTGAGGACTCTTCTCATAATCACGTAAATAAAAGTCTTGTAACATTCCTACTGCGTATTCAGCGAGGAGACTATCTTTCTTTTTATCAATTTTGACGGGCATCTATTTTTCCATGGTGTGTAGTTTATCGGAGGGTAATAATATATATCACCCTCGTAGTTTTTAGATCAGGTATTATACCTCTTGACGAGAAGAAAGTCAATCTTTTTCTGAGATTTCTTCTTCTTTGGGTTTGCGTTGGATAGCGCCTTCGTAGTAGGCTATGATGGCATTCTGTTGCTCTAGATATCGTCGTATCTCAGCGATATTTAGTGCAAGAGTTTCGTATGATCTTACGCTGAATGCATAGAATACCCATTCCTGACCGTTATCTTTCTTGTAGGTCTCTATGAAATCTTCCCAGTTCTTCTCGGTCACCACGTAAATTCTGGGGTGATTGAGAGAAACCGGCTTAGGGGCAACCTGTAGAGGTATCTTTTTTTCGATAACCTTCGTCTTGACAACAACCTCTGGTTCCGGTGGTTGTCTACCAATCAGTGAACACCCACTAATTACTGGTAGAAGCAGAAGTAGCAGCAGCGCCGGTGATAGTTTCGATTTCATTCCATACCTTCTTTGTAGCATTATTAACTCTCTTTTCAATCAGTCCAGGCTTCTGTAGACTGAGTAGCGTGAGGTCATGTCTCTGCAATTTGCCTCGCAATTTGTCCGTATAGACTTCCGCTTCTTGTAAACCAATCTGTAGTTCTTGGTTGCGTTCAGTCATCTCTTGTGCAAAGAGTTGCGCTTCCTCCAGCGCCTTCTGGTTCTCTTCTGCGACAAGTTTGAGTTTCACATTGTTTTCGCGCAGAGTTTCGATACGATCTTTCATATCGTTATACTCACGATATACACCAAACACTACCGTACTCAGTAGACCAAATATGGCAATGAACACATAGACCTTAATCATTAGTCTTCTTTCTTGTAGATAGTCCAACCACCATATGCGATAGCAGCATATGCAGCAATAGAAGCGAAAGGTTTGAACACTAGGAAGATAACTCCCGCAGCGATAAGAACCACACCATCAAGTGAGGTTCGTTCTTTGAGTCTTGCTTTGATAAAGTCCATTAGATTGCCTTTGATCCTACTTTTCTGTGTCCATTCCATGCAACAAACCCACCGATGCGTAGTGCCCAGTATGCCAGTTTGTTCAGGAAATGAAATCCATTCTGTTCAATACCGATGTCACGGAACAGTGCATCTGCTTCTTTCTGTGTCATGGGGTCTGTGGTCTTTTTCTTACCCTTCTTGAGTAGGACAGTGTACTTGTAGACATAGTCATGAACCAGACCACCTACGAGTAGTACACCAGTCGGTGATAACCATGAAGCAAGGAACTTAGGAACAGAGGCACCGTCAAAGACGAACCCTTTGGGGATGACATACTTCTCACCGTCTAGAGAGAAGTTCCAGTCTTTGGCAATCTCCCATGTGCGTACACCCAGAAGCCAAATCTTGATCGCACCCCAGAACCCTTTACCTGCCGTTTCGATTGTAATGGGTTTCATGTGAGGCATCTCATTAAACTCTAGACCAACCAGTGGTTCATCCTGATCAACACCGAATAGGTTAATGATCCATCCTATGATGATCAACACACCTGCGAGGGTGAACTGCCACCATGTCATCAATTGGTCTATAATGAATTCCATCTACTTACTCCAGTATTTTTTCGATTCTTCTTGTTTACTTATAAAACGTTTCAAGACATCTGGTCTCTCATCTCGTTTCTTTTTCTTCTTGCCAAGATATACTGGTACGGTTTCACTATCGTCCCCTGCCCCAGCGACTGCACCTGTGGCAGTCATCTCTTCGCTGAACTGTTTGAATCCCTTCATCGCGTAATCTCTCCTGATGAGAAGTATACCCACTGTTTAGAGTTCAGGTGCATTCCCTTGTATATATCAATACCTAAAACTTCATGAACTGGACTTGAGTCACTTTCAAAGACTCGTACCCTGTCATCTTTCTTCACTATGTCTTCACAGTCTATAGTGATGGTATCGTGTTTGAATCGATAGACGCCTGGCCCTAGTTGTTTGTCTTCCAACATAAACCATTGAGAGTCTTCTGCGAGTACATCAAGGATGTCTATGCCTGTCTCTTTGTGGATCTGCATGAGTTTAGAATTTGATAGTTGACCATTCTCTTTGATCAGTGCGAGTGCTGCACCATATCGTGCGACCACTGACTGTCCGCCAGGCACCTTTGCCATGAGTCGTTTGAGGTTGAATACCAGACGGTGGAATGGAGTGTAATGGCTGCGATACGCTTCACGGTCATCAGTACTATTCGTATTGAAGTCCTTGCGTTTCTTCCCGTCTTCATCTACAATACCTGCCTTGTATGCTTCAGTGTCCGTAAACGGAGTCACTAACAGTTTCAAGAACCGGATCGTATAGACGAGGTCTGCTGCTGATTTGAGTAATCCCATAAGTCTATTTATACATTTTTGATCTCACGCAGTCGTTCAATTACCAAATTATCCATCTCAATGTTGGTATATTCGGTGTTCTTGATTGCGCTGAGAAATATTAGAAAGGGTTTCAATGTACCCCAGTGTTCAAGTTCGATCTTGAGTTCAAGGATGTTTAGTCCTGCCTCGTAACCGAACACATTAAATATTACGATAAGATGATTGAGGATGAGACGTTCTGAAAGTACGCCAGTATCACGATAACGATTGAGTAATCGTTTGACGTACTTGAACTTCTTTAGGTCTTCAAAAAACTCTTCACTATCAATGCATCTAGGATTGTGATAGTTTTGGGCGGCATACACCGTCACATTGTCTTTAGTGAGTTTCATCATATAACTACTTATATGATTTTATGCCCCCTTGCGGGGGCACATCTTACCAACCCTTGAGGATATTCCTCGTCTTTTCTAGAAGGGTCTGTTTACTTTCACGACGATTTAGTTCAACACCGTGTTGGCGACCAAGTGCTTCAAGTTCTGTCTTCGTCATCTCATCAAGTGACTTGTTACCCACGGGGGCTTCGGTCAACATCTGAGGAGTCTTCTCAAAATCATTTCTAGGAACTTCGGTCAGAACTTCAGGTTGTGTAACGACACCGTTATATTCATCAAGTTGTTCTTGTGTGAAACGAGCGGACACATATACTTCACCTGACTGTGGGTCTTCCCAACCACGTGAAGTAGGAACTGCGTTTGCACACCATGCAGGGGCTTTAATTCCCATTAACAATCTCCTCGACGTTTTGCCATTCTTTCTAAGAATGCCTTTGCTTCTCTGGTACGAGCATCATATGCTTTCTTTTCTTTCTCGGTGTCACGCTTCATGTCACCAGCAAGATGGGCACGTGCCATATCAACAAGAGATACAGAACCATTCTGAGTTGAAGTATCTACTACCAGTGCTTTCTCTTCAATAGTCTCAACATCACACTCACCGCAGCAATCTTCGGTACCACAATTCTCGTGCTCTTCCTTTACAGGTGCTTCTGTTGATTTCACAACATTGGTGTCACCCGCAGCATTATCCTGTGGACGCTTACCAGACTTTGCCTTAGTTGCTTGTCCAGCCTTGGTTGCAGTTTCGTGAGTCTTTTCTTCGTCCTCTACTTCAACCTTATGCTTGTCGGCAAACTCTTTAGACTTAGGAGATTCCTTGTCCATGATACCTTCAGGTTTGGTAGCACCTTTAGTCTCTTTGCGTTCACCCAGAATGTACTCAAACATATTCAGAAGTTCTTCGGTTGCTTCACCGATCTTGGAGATCTCTGCGGTCTTGGCATTAGAGGCAACTTTCTTCTTGTCGTCCTTCTTACCAGCAACTTTAGGTGCTTCTTTTTCTTCGTCTTCGTCTTCAGACTCGTCACCATTGTCTTCAGCGTCTTTTTCTTCGCCGTCTTTCTTAGGTGGGAAAGGTTTCTTTTTCTTCTCTTCACCTTCCTCGTCTTCAGATTCTTTCTTCACATTCTTGGCTGGTTTCTTACCACCATCAATCGCATCGTCAGTAGCGGCACGTCTTTTGTGGAGATACTCGTCAGAACTATCTACATCGCCGTCATTGTCGATGTCCTTGTCCTTACGATCTTTGAACTTCTTGTCGTTCTCTTTATCGTTAACAGGATCTAGTTTTTTCTCACCAAGATTAGCATTCACCACGGAGGCCCATGCAGCACCTAGTTTTTCGATATCAGATGTTTTCATTTTGTCTCCGTTTACATCCAGAAGTATTTCACAATTGCACCGATAAGTGCAACCGAAATAACATATACTACTTTATTAATGATGGCAACCGTTCTCGCGTTGTCATCTACCTTTTTCTCTATATCATCTAACTTGGCGGAGAATCTATTCATCCTATCAAAGTTATTATGGTTGTTCTTCTCTATGGCGATCAACTTTTCTTCCGCACGGGCAAGACTAATCATTGCTTCAGATAGTCTATCTATCTTCTCTTCAATACGATCTAGTCGTTGCGTCTGTGTACCCGATTCAGCCATATCATCTACTTCCCATTTTTATATAGAGTTAACTATTCTTATTTATAAGATTTTGGTTTTCCAATCTGTAACTACAGATCTTATATTCCCAATGTTTAGGGATTTTTACTCCCAAATACTCACCGATACGGGAAAGTTCCCCTACCGTCCCCGTCGAGTCAAACAACAACTCATACGGATCGACCATTAGAAAGTCATGGTCATCTGGGATAGTCTCCATGTACACATGAAAGTAATGTGCCATGGACTCCCAAGGTCTATTCCAAAACTGGTCTACATCTAGTATCCCATCGTCAAGCATGGCTTGACCCTGAGCATGATCTGATGGTTTCACCAGTTTCAGTTTCGCTAGACGTTCTGTAAATTCAAGACTCTTCCTGTTTCGAGGCATGAATATGATCGTCTTTGTCTCTTCCCAATCATTCCAGAGATAGTCAGACCAGAACTCTTGGTTTAGGACAAACCCATAACCATGGTCTAGTCTGACGTTCCAAAGCTTCTCATTCCACTTAGGTTTCTGTACTCTCCAAGGATCGTTCCTAGTCACCTCTATCTCGTGTGACTGGTAATCCTCTCGTTTCAGAAACCAGCGTTCTGTATTCATTTCTTTATGTAAAGGTTTCTCAGCGACCCCATCTAACTCTTGTAACAAACCACCGAAAAACTCACCACCAGCACCACCACGATACAATAGATTTATAATCTTCACTGTCCGTCATATACCCTTAAAACTAGGTCACCTTGACCTTTTATGATCCTATGATATACCATTTCTGGTATATTATAACTGTGTTGTTCCAGTAATTGTGTCGGCTCTTGATTGTCAAACTGTAGTTTCCAGCCGTAACCCTCCAGCACAATGATACGTCTCTTTTCTTTATCCCTGTGCCAAACCAACTCTTCTTCATTAACATCTTTGCTGAAGGTTCTGATGCTTCCATGAATCACCTTCAGTTCATGGTAAGGTTTCACCAAAAGAAACTCCCACCACCCGATAAACCGAGTTGCTTTGCATATCTAGGCAATCTACATGCCCAGTATGCCGCCTTAGTCTTATCGTTCTGTTGGTCACACTTATGACGAGCAGCAAATGACTTACGTGCCTTCGGATCATTCAACTTGACTTTGAGTCCAGTCGTATCACCCCAAGACACCTTCTTGATATTACCTGTAGACGGATCTTTGACGTACACATAGTACTTCTTGGGCCCACCCGCCTTCGGTTTGTTCAGTTCTGGTTGTTTCTTCTCTGCTTCAAAGATGCAGTCCAGTGCAACATTCTCACCATTGAACTCGGCAAACTCTCCAAGGTCAGACTCCATGATGTCTACCTCGTGGGGTTGTACTTGCAGTTCACCATTGTGATACTGTTCGCGTAGGTCACGCCAGTACTCAAAGTACTTCTCTGATCCCACACGGAAGATATTGTTCTCTACCAGATCTGACTCTGATCCGCAGTCACAATGTTCGTTAAATGTTTTCATTATCTTGTAATTTCTTCCCAATCCATTGACGCAAATATTTCTTGACTATCAGTTGCAGCCGCCACCAAGAATGTTAGTGGTTCGGGAGTGTCTGTAAATGTATCCCTTTCCAACTGAAACTTAAACAAGGCTTCCTTTAGAATATCAATTGTTGGCGAACCTTGATTAGATGAGTTGATGAAACCCGTAGCAAGAACTCTACCGCCACCATCATGTGCCGTTCCAGATATTGTATATTCAACAGATGAATTTGCTCCAGCACTTGTCCAAGATGCGGTAGTAACAACTCCTCCTGCAACAAGTCGCCAAGCAAAGTTTATACCATTACCAACACCCAATATAGACAGTGCGGTATTAATAACAATCGCATCTAGTCTTGTAGACTTTAATCTTATTGAAACGATAGGATAAAATGTTCCCGCAGTTGTCAAAGAATAGGCGGATGTAATCGGAATTCCAATTGCGTGTTGTCTACCTCTCAGTTCATAACCACCCTCAGACATAACAGTAGCACAAACTTGTTTTGCTTGACTTGCACCAGAGGTTAATCCAGTATTTGTAATCTCTTGTCTTAGAGGAAGAGATGCAGTTGTGATATACGTTGAGTCCGTCAAGTTTGCGTGATGGAAGATATGACAGCAAATAAACTGTCCATTGATAATAAATCCTACTCTTGCACTACCAAGTCCTAACCACTCCAAATCCATCCAAAGAATTTGTGCTTTGGTTAGGTCTAATGTTACTCCCGAACGCCCATCTCCATCTAGTTTATCAACATTCCAATCAGATTGTTGAATTTTACTTTCGGTTACAGAACCAGTGACTAAACTTCTCTCAACAAAATTAACAGTAGTTCCATCTTGTTCTAAGTAAATACCATTGTCTGTGCCAAAATACCCCACACGCTGTCTTAGGTTTGTTTTAGGTTCAGCGAACATAAATGTATTCATAATCAACAATGACTTGCCTGGCTGATATGAGAAAACTTTTTTTGTCTCACGAAGAATCTCATCACCACTTGCACTGCCAACATCAAGTTCAACCAAACCAGCATTTGAGTTAAATGTGCTACTTGCAGTTCCAGTAGTATCCTCTGCCCACAAATCGTTATCAGCATATCTGTGCGAACTATCAAACAATGTTAGTGGTTGCGAGATTCTCGTTCTACCAAATGCATCAGACGAGGTATTCAAATTACCATTAGGAACATATGTGGAAGGGCCTGCCTGTCCAGATGTCATAACAACTTCGTAGATTGTTTCGTTGTTTCTTAGTAAATCGCCTGTGGTGGTACTAAACTGTGCCATCTTATCGTCCTAACCTCTTTAGTAGGGCTTTGACAGATCGAAGATCCTTGGAGACCACCTTCTGAAACTTCTCTTTGTCAGCGGGTCGTTTCAGGGTGTTGAACATATTGGTCAGTTTCTTGGCATCCGCTTGAGACAGTTTACCTTTCTTACCATCCTTGAACTCAATATCAGATCCTTTTTCTAGATCCGCTGCTTTTCGTATTTGCATAACAACATTCTTATCAGCCGCCTTACGGTCATCATCAGTCGCGTCATTATCTACATCGGCAGGGTCAATCTTTCTTTCTTTGATTTCTGGTTTCTCGTGGGTGTAACCCATCTTGTCCATACGAACATGGTCAGCATACTTATTTGCCTTGTAACCTTTGCCCGTCTTAGGATCATACATCATATGTGGTTTGAAGTCATCCTCAGATGCACATTCGTCAACAGATTCAACTTGGGTATCAATATAGTCTGCCATACCATCAAGTTTATCAACCGCAACAGCAACTTTATTTGTCCACCAAGTTGGTAACGAGTCTTGATCGCCCAATTTACCAAGTTCAGTATTCATCTTTTGAAGTGCAGACATAGCAGTCTTGACTTTATTCTTCATAGACTCTACATCATTATGACCGTCTTCTTTCATTGCTTTTGGTTTCTCACCCCTCTCTTTCTTAGAGATTGCAATCGCAGCCTGTTGAGCAGGAGAGACTGCTTCTTGGACTTCTTCCATGTAGTCCTTTGCTTTTAACTTGACGCCCTTTGCAGCGAGTTCCCTTGCAGCAATCTGAGATACAAACTTGACCTTCGCACGAGCAACCTTCTCAAGCATCTTTGCGTCCATGCTTGCGATCATTTTCTTCAACTTCTTATAGGTAGGTGAAGCAACATTGATCTTTTCTAGGTTTTGATATGCCTTCTTGAGTTGTGCCAGTTGAGCATCCGAGAACTCAGTGATCTCTTCTACAGACTCCTGCATCAAACGACCATTCTTGAACATACCATGTTTCTGTAGGATCTGCAACACACCATCACGAGGATCAGTGTCCATACCGCCGATAAACTTCTTCATCGCCGTAAACGCCTTGTTCTGTACCATGGTAGATGAGTTCCTACCAATCTCACGTACATATGCAGCAACCTTCTGGAAAGATTCTTTATCAATACCGCCAGACTTCTTGGCGTAATCTTCCAGAGCTTTGGCTGTCTTCATGAAGTCAATCGCTTCACTGATTTCTGATAGTCTTTTCATTCTGAGTCCTAAGTGATGTATGCGTTTAGTTCGTATCGTTTATTATCAAGGTTTGTAACCTGTACGGCAAGCATCTTGCGTTTCTCACCATCCAACTTGAGAGTAAAACTATTGGTCTTACCATTGGACGGTTTCTTGGGCCCCATTGCCACCTTACTATCAATATCGTCCTTGTCTACCTCAAACCCTTTCTTCTTTGCGAATGCGTATGCGGCACTCATTGCACCCGAATAGGTCTTATGGTACAGAGGGTAATCGTTCTTTCCCTCTTTAAGTTCTGTGACTATGTCCCAGTATGATTTCATGCCAGATCCTTATCGTGGTTCAGACCACCTTTTTTCTTCTTGACTATGAAGGCATTGACACGGGCATAACCCCACTGTTGAGGAGTAGTGCCTGGCCTATGACCAGTCTTCCACGCGGCAACACCACGGTTGTAAACTTTCTTGAGAGTCCCATAAGAGATACCAGATTTCTCTGCTTTCTTTTTCAGGGCATCATCCGCTTCGTATAGATTCATTTGGTTTCTCTATTCTTTGCCTTTGCTCGGGCCAGTCGCGCACGATCTAGAATACGATCATGCTTCGCCTTGTCTTGTTCTTTCTCACGAGCGATTGCATCTCGTGCTTGTTGGACAGCATCCTCACCAAATGCCTTGTCTCTCCAGTCAAGGTGCTTAGGTAGGGCACCCTTATCCAAGAGTTTGAAGAACAGATTCTGAGTCTGTTTCGCGGGGACACCATATTGACGAGCAATCTTGACCAACAATGCTTGACCCTGTTTAGGATTCTTACGTCTTGCATCTAGATACTTACGGATCACTTTCTTGTAGAGGTCACCATTAACTAATTTGTCTAGTATATCACCAAATACAGGGTTTGTAAAGTCAATAAACTTTCTTTCTTCTAGAGGAGTATCTTTCTTGTACTTCTTGACTAACTTATCAGTACCCTCATCTCCAGCACCATTCTCTTCGGTGGTGATGGTCTTAGAAGTAGTCTTGAAATCTTTCTTACGCATGATAGTCTTGTTGACTACCTCGAACTCATCCTTGTTGCGGTCATACTTGATAACAACAGGTAAGTTCAAATCCATCTGTAAGTCTTTAATGACTGCTTCACTATCAGGATTCTGTCTAATGTTCTTTGCTTTGTTCTTCGCAATCTTCTTAAACACACGTTGCAATTCTGCAACTGTGATAGCAGGTTTGTTGCGTTTGTCATTCATACGGTCAGCGAAGTGACGTGTGAACTCAACATCGACATCGAACTTCTTGAGTAGTCTATCAGCAAACTTCTCAAGGTCATTGAGTTGTTTCTGAGATACTTCCTCATACATGTCTTTGAATGCTTTGGTGTACTTGGACGGTTTGGTTTTAGCGGTCTTATCGCCAGGAGCAGGTTTGTACGCAGACGGATCATCATCCGCCTTCTTGCCATGCTTCTTGAAGTGTGCGTCACGTTTCGCCTTAGTAGACTTCTTGAGTCCCTTGTGATAACGTGCGGGTTGAGTCCCTTCTCTGTCCTTGATGTCAGGATCTTGTTTCTCTGCAACTCGTTTTGCGGTTGCAGTCGCGATGGCCATCTTCTTGTCCATCGGCATGTCGGGGTTCTCGCGTTCCATTGCCTTCGCAATCTCTTCGCGTTTCTTGATCTCAGCGGGGGTCAACTTCTTCTCGACCAGTTCTACCGCATCCAACCACTTACGCATCTTACGGTCACCGGACTCTACGATAACGTAGTTTGCGCCCAGATGAGATACGACACCGACCTCTTCGCTTTCTTTGATAACAACAGTATCACCCAACTCAAAGAGTTCACCCTTGACAAACTGTTCTCTTGTTTCGGAAACAGTAGGCATCTCAATGTGACGCTTGAATGAGGTCTCTTCCTTGAGACCCATACCCTTACGCACATCATTGAACAACCTACGAGTGTCCTTGTCGGACATACCTTTGGGAACACCCTGAGTAAATGATTGGTAATCGTTCTCTTTGGCATTGGCACGTTGCTTGGACGCAGACATACCTTCGACACCTTCTGCATCGGGATCTCTGCGACCCGCAGACACGATATTGATGGACTCAAAGTTATAGAACCCGTGGCGTGCTTTCTTACCGTTGTATTTGTTCAGTAGGACTTCAAACTCACGTAGACGGTCTTCTCCGACTACCATGGTGATTCGTTTGTATCCTTGATCGTATAACTTGGCAGCAATGTCAAATACATTCTTAACACCCTTGTCCACCATGATGTTACGACCATACTTGGGGAACATCTTGCGTAGGTGTTTGACCTTGTCGGAGTAGGATAGAGGATCTTTGGGGCCAACAGACTGAGACACATAGACCTTCCAGTCAGCGCCACCAGCCTTCTTTGCGATAGTCTCTAATACTTTCCCATGCCCGATAGTAGGCGGATTCATTCTACCAAAGGTAAAATAAACCTCTTTAGCCTCTTCGACCAGATAGGATTTGAAATTCTTAATCACTCTTTTGACCACCTCGTTTCTTTTCAAGTTCACCCTTACGAACTTGAGGAAGCAACTTCCGTGCAAGTTTGTCGATCTTGGGTTTCATCTTATCTAGACGTTTCTCAATGTCCTGTCTACGGGACAGAGACAATTCGTCCTTGGGGGTGTCTTTGGTAATCTTCTTGAGGAACTGCATACGTGCCTGTTTCTGTGCACGTTTCTTTAGAGTGTCAACATTAGCAACTTTACGGGCAGCACGTTTGCGACCCATAGCAATCTTTGCTTTGTTCTTTTTGAGAGAGCGAGACAACTTCATACGTTGTTGTACGTTGAGTGCCTCATTCGGGGGATTCGTTGATGAATACTCAGCATCAGTTCCCGCACCGCTATCTCGCTTGCGCTTCTTTGCGTTGTACGCTTGTTGCGGATCGCCCGTCTGGGTGTAATCCACGTTCAGGAATGTCTTTAGGCTCATTGGTTTAGCCATGTTTACCTCTTTGGTTTATCCCATCCCTTCAGTATATCTGGACTGAAGTTATTATACGAAAATTCTAGACGGTCAACCAACTTGACCGCATCACCACCTAATTTGTCAATAGCAACAAATCCTTCTGCACCCGTTCTAACCTTATAACCTTTCTTAGTCTGAACAAAAGTGTCATATGAAGATATGCTATTAAGTTTATTTATAAGTTTTAACTTCGCAAGAACAATACTTTTTTGCAAATCAAACATTGCAACTAGATTCTTTTTGTTCTTCGGAGAGAAGAATTTCATGAGTGCATCCAGTTTGTCCTGCTGGGTCTTCTTACCCGCAGCGGTACTTCTCTTATCCATCTCTTTCTGAAACTTATCATTCAACCACTTGATTAAACCTGTTACGTGCGTATTAGTGTTAGAAATGACCATTTGTTGCCGCACAAAAGTGTTATTGTACTGTTCAATAAGTTGAGCAAGGTCTTGATTACGTTCTAACTCACGCAGTGTCGTACCGGAGATCTTATTGAAGATCTTACCCGCATCGGACAGATGCTTCGTCACTTCGGCAGTCTCTCTCTTATTCATTGTCGCACCGGACACATCACGCAACATGGCGTCTTGTGACCAGACGTTTGCGGAGTTCTTGAACTTGGATACGTCCACACCATAGGATGCTTTCAGTGACTCAAACGAACTGCCCGTGTAGGTGGTGTGCCATACGATACCGATCTTGGCCTTACGCAGTGCATCTGCCTGATCATAGGGTACAGCATAGATAATCGTGTTAGGGTGGAAGGTCACATACTTCTGACCCTCAATAGTCTCGGTGCTGAGATCTGGTTTTGAGAACAAGAAGTCACCCTGAATTATACCCTTTATACCAAGTTCTGGCAAATGTTTTAATGCAAGTTTCATCTTGTCTGCAAGGTCACCAGACATGTCACCATCGATCTCCGCCGCAGTCTTATAGACCTTGGGGTTCTTTGCGAACACACCCTTCTTGGCAACAAAGAACTCGCCATCGGTGGGATCTTGACCGCAGAAGATTGCGGGAGCACCATCCCACTTGGTAGATAGTTTAGAACTCGTCTGACCCGCCAACATGTCACGCAACTCGCGTAACGCATTGATGGCCTGTCGCGTACCACTCACACCACCATAGAGAACCTTGTCCTCAATGTGGGTCATGTGAGTGTTCTTCTGTTCTGTTATGAAATCGGTGAAGTTCATTAGAATTTTATCTTATTTCGGAATGACGGGTCTGGTTCTGCCCCAAGAAATGACTTTAGTTTGTCAACACCTTTTTTATAGAATGCCGTAACCTTATTCCAAGTCTTAGACATCCACCCACGAATAGTTTTTAACAGTTTTAATTCCTGTAACTCTATACTCTCACTGAGTTCCTCAGAGTCTTGCATAGAGTCTACAATAAGAGATATAACTGACCAGTAGTTGTACTCACCAGTCTTAACCTTTTTGATTTTACGAGATGATGTCTTGAATCTTGCCTGTAGTTTCATTGCATTTGCAATCTTCAAACAGTAAGCATCATCATCTACCGAATGTATTTTAACTGTACCACCATCGGCCGAGGCAACTAACATAAACTCAGCGGCAGCGTTTGAGGTTCTTCCAAACTTCTCGTATCCAGACATCGCCTCTCGTGCAAACTCAACCTTGAATGATTTAGATTCGTTGAACAGTTTACCCAACTCTTCCATACAGTCTTTATGTGCTTTCTCTGCCTTGTTTACTACAGGGTCAGTACCAGACTTAATCAAGGGTCTTAATTGAGATGGTGCGAGAGTGTTCTTTACAAATCCTTCTAGGACATCAACCGTTGCTTTGTATTGTGGGGATTTCTTGAGTTCGGGGTTGGAGTTCTTGGTTGCGGCCTCGAAGGTGGCAGTCGATTCTGCTTTACCGCCAGACATCAACTGTGCGATACCAATCTTAACAGAGAATCGCATATCACCAATCAAAACATCTGTCTTGGGTGTAATGTCAGACGCACCATGAGATTTCCAGAAGTTAGTCAGTGTCGCCTTTGCACGACCATACTGTTCTGCTTCTTTGTTCTTCAATGCGGGGTATTGTTTTAACACCGACTCAGCGATCTTGCGACCCGCGTCTAATGCTTTAGGATTACCCTTAATAATATTGAATACTTTATCAGAGATACCGTACTTTAGAGGATTATCAGTAATGGGTCTACCAGTAAGTTCGTAGAATCCCATCACGATAGATGCTTCATAATCCTCTGCTTTTAATCCCTCAGACAGAAAGGTATTAAACTTCTGCATTATTCGATTATTCCCATTGTTACAAAAGTGTATTATAACACTATTTATAATAAAATGGAAGTCGAATTTTGCTCTTCGTTGTATTTCTCTATGGTATTTTGCAGGCTGTTAACCCAATTGTCACGGTGCTCAATGAACACTTGAGGTTCATTATTGTCAACTGAGATAATGGTGACCAACTGAGTGATCGGCATACCCGTGCGTTCTTCCCACATGATGGCGTAGGCAGACTCTTGCATGAAGTAGTTCTTGATCCACTCAAGTCGTTTAGGTTTCATCGAAGTCTTGAAGTCTATGATTGATAGTTTACCATCGAACTCAGCAACACAATCCACGCGACCAGCCACGCCAAGGTGATTAGAGTATAACGGAGCTTCTTGGGCATATACGCGCCCAATACGATTGTCGAGAATATCCCGAACATCATTAAAAGAAGAAATAATATCGGGTGTGTAACCATCTCGGAAATCCTCCTCGTTATTGATGTACTTTTCGATAATTTCATGCACACGAGTACCACGACCCGATGCGCGGGTAGAGATCTTGTTGGCTTCTGCCTCACCGACTCGCTTACGCCACTTGGCGATAGAGTCGCGTGACAGTATCGATAGAACCGTTGTGATGGACGGTAGGTTAATACCCTCTGGCGTTTTGTACTTACGACCAGAGTCGGTAGTGACTGCGTCCATCTCAGTCAGTTCGACGTTTACGTGTTCAAACATTATTCTTCTATCTTTGCTCGTTCTAGTTTCTTGTAGGCTTCCTCAAGAGCAGATACCATGTAAGAAACATCTTCAGGTTTCAACTTACCGCCATTGACCACGTGGTGATATAAACGTCTTGCTTGTGCTAGTATGGTTTGTTCCACTTGTTCATGGATAAATGTCATGCTCGTCTAAACTCCAGTTCTTTTCGTGCGTATGCGGCAGCCTCTTCTAGAGCCTCCACAAACAAGTCAGCATGATGATCATATTGGCCAAACAAGCTTGTCTTATCCCCACTAGGCATTCGACATGCTTCAAGTTCCTGATCAATCAGATCTTTATACAATACCAAACCCTCAATGACTGGTTCACTGTTAGCACCCATGAATAGAGACAGTTCCAAACCCTCGGGCGTCATCCAAGAAGAAAGTTCAGATCGAACACCATCATCAATAATTGATGTTTTATATTCTGTCATTACACTACTCCGTTATCTAAAATGTAACAAATCCTTGCAGCAATACCCTCGAAACGATCACGATTCGGATTCCTCGTGGTTTCTGCGGCAGTACCGATTCGGATACCACTGGTTTCCACGAAAGATCGTGGGTCATTGGGCACACCGTTTTTGTTAACGGTGATACCTTTTGATTCTAATAGATCTGCTGCTTGTCGGCCACTCAATTTATGGTCTCCCAAGTCAAGCAGTATTATATGCGAATCTGTACCATCTGTCAAGCACTTATATCCATTTTCTTTGAATACACGCGCCATCTCTTTCGCATTCGTGATCACCTGATGAGCATAGACTCCGAACTCATCAGTATTCGCCTCAATGAAACACTGCGCCTTTGCGGCGACAATGTTCATCAGAGGGCCACCCTGAGAGCCGGGGAATACGGCACTATTGATTTTACGGGTATAGTCTGGATTGTTCCATAGGATCATTCCGCCCCGTGGCCCTCGCAGAGTCTTATGGGTGGTCGATGTAACGAAGTCTGCCCATGGTAATGGATTTGGATATGCACCACCAGCAACCAGACCGCTGTAGTGCGCCATATCGACCAGTAGGTACGCTCCGACATGATCAGCAATCTCACGGAACATCGACCAGTTGATGCGACGAGAATACGCACTGGCACCCGCTACGATCATCTTGGGTTTGACCTTGATCGCTTGATCAAGGATCTTTGCGTAGTCCAAGAATCCTTGTTCATCGACTCCATAAGAGTGTGACTCATAGACCTTACCGGAGATGTTTACCCACGCACCGTGCGACAGATGACCACCACTAGCAAGATCCATGCCCAGAATTCGATCTCCTGGCTCTAGGAAGGCAAGATAGATCGCGGTATTCGCATTCGCTCCACAGTGGGGTTGCACATTGGCAAACCCACAACCATAGAGTTGTTTGACTTGTTCAATGGCGAGATCTTCGATCTCATCCATATGGTCACATCCGTTGTAGTACCGTTTACCAGAATACCCTTCGGCATACTTGTTGGTAAAGACGCTACCGCAAAGATCCATGACAGACTGGGACGCGAAGTTCTCGCTCGCAATCAGTTCGATGGTGTTATTCTGCCGAGACTGCTCCCGCCACAGAACCTCTGCTACCCTATTGTCCATTACATGACCTCATTCCAGATTTCTAACGCTAACTTGTCCTGAAGGCGATACGCCTCCTTCTCCCATGGTTGTTCCATGTATTCCATGTCGGTGCAGTCCCGACCCTTCCAAAGTTCTTTGCCACCCGTGTACTTCAGTTCACCCTTGACATACTGCTTCACGTGAACCATCTCGTGACAGACCGCAGTGACGAACTCACGAAGACCGTGGTTCTTCATCAAGTCTCGGTCAATACCGATCTCGAAGACTCGGTCTTCCAAGTCCATGGCATACGCCATCATACCGTCATTCTTTTCCAAGTTCGCTTGAAACTCGATACCGACCACGATTTTGCGGTGGCGAGGCATCAACTTTTTGATCATGAAGTAACAGACCTTCTCAGCCAACTCACGATGCGCTTTTCGTCCACCCTTAGAAACAACAGCAATCATAATCATTCCTCAACTCAACTTTACCTATACATTATAGGCGATGGCGCAAGAAATGTCAAGAACTTTTTTTGATAATAAGTTGTTGATTTCTAAGGGTTTTCAAAAAAAGTTTTACCCGTAGGTTCCAAATCGGATGGCATTTCCTTGTTTCAGGTCAGCCAACACGTTCAGTACGTTCTGAGGCGAGGACTCACCATAGGGGTCATCATCCGCATCATCACGTAAGCCGGGTTCTGGGAGGAATGCCTCAACCACGCCATCAGTGACAATCATCGCATACCGCCATGAGCGCATACCGAAACCAAGATTGTTCTTATAGACCAGCATACCCAGTTTACGATTGAACTCACCCGAACCATCAGGCACAACTTTGACGTTCTGAAGACGTTGATCCTCAGCCCACTTGTTCATCACAAACGAGTCATTGACCGAAACGCAATAGATGTTATCGATTCCGAATTCATCGAATGCACCTTCGGACATCAGACGTTCAAAGTCCGGTAACTGATATGTCGAACACGTGGGAGTAAATGCGCCTGGCAACGAGAAGATCACATTGCGACCACTCCCGAACAGCTCGTCGCTACTCACGGTCTTCCATTCAAAAGGATTGTCACCTTCAATCTCGTTATTCCGAACACGAGTCTGAAAGTTTACTATTGGTAGTTTTGCACCACTATACATAATTTTCTCCATCAAGTTTCCAATCAATTACAAGGTGAATACGTTCACAGTCAGTGGGGTTATCTACTGAATGCATCTTGGTATGATCTATCCAATAGACCTTACCCACCTCCATATTCACCGTATCGCCATTGTTCATAAATGTAACGTCAGGGTCAGTGACGATAGGGATATGTATCCTTTTATTATCGCCCGTTCTTTCATCCTTATGTTCTGCAATCTGCGAATGTGGATTCATCAGATTGAACATAAACATGCTATACTTACCCTTCCCTAACTGGTCAGTCAACAACCTGTACAGGCTTTCAAAGAACTCCTCGTTGTAGTACTTGTCATATAACTCACCGTTCAATACCACATCCTGCTTGTACTCGTCGCTGTTCATATACTTTATGAGATCAGCAATCTTCCATGTACTCGCAGATTCCTCTATCGTCTTTCCCTCCTGATCCTTCGGCATAGAATACAGCAAAGGTAACCGTTCCAACTCATTGAAGAATGGGATGTACCTTTTACTGAACTTCGCAAATTCACCCATCCAGTCAGCATCATCGATGTCCGAGAAGAGATCGATGTAATGACTCACATCGACCTCACCCAGAACCTTGATTGTATTAAGCGGCGAGGGCATACTCTACCGCTTTTTCGACTGCCTTGACTTTGCGAGTCTGGTTCTGACCAAACCATGCAGAAGTCAAGCGAGTATCAACCTCACGACCCATCTTGTGGTCAGTCAGGTAGGTCACACTATTAAGTGCAGACCACCATGAACCAGCACCGAACTCAGCGCCAGGCTGGGTCTCCAAGAAGGAGTATGCCAGTTGACCGTTGCTGGTCAGATCTTTGAAATCTTCCACAGTGACAGGCTTCTTACCAACATAGGTTCGCGGGAACACTTCGTTGTAGTAGTTGATCAGAGACTTCATATCGTATCGCTTGGACGCGAGGAACTCAGCAGTATCTTTGTACTTCGCAAACTTCTCAGATGCGATACCTAGTGCTTCCTTCACCTTGTTAGGGTTGAACTGAGAGCGGTGGTTGATCTTGCAAGAGTTCGCAACCTTCTGTCCCAGAGATAGGGTCAGAGTGTTGTTGCAGACCACGCGAATCGGAGTGAATCGAACATCGACTGACTTACCGTACATGTGTGGGTTTGAGAACAACAGGTAAGAATCGACTTGGTCGCCACCAAGGATGTCAAACGACTCCTTGACTTTTGCAAGACCCCAGACCATCTGACCACCTTTGAGTGAACCAGCGGTGTGCATTTCCATGTCACCCGCAGCGCAGTACTCAGAGAAGAACTCAAACGCCTCTTCGTTCTGAACAGGTTCCCAGTTCTCACCGACGATGTCTAGAACCTTGTTGTCAGATGTACGCACGAGCGCCTTCTGAGACTCAAGTTCAACACCTGATGCGGTAGTCAGAACTTCCTTCTGTACCGTCCAATCCAGACCAGCCTGTTGCATGATCTGTTGCGGTGATAGGTCTGCCGCGACCTTGGTGCCAAGACCGTGCCACGGGACATCGCCCGCATATGCCATCTGGGCTTGACCGTTGATGATTTCTACTTCATGACTCATTTTCTTCTCCTAGTGAAAAACTTTCTCGACACCGTTTACCACGATGTAATTCAAATCCATTGCACCCTTGATCTGGCGACCAGTGCGTTCCAAAACGGCATCGCACATGAGTTCCCAACTTTCGTTGACAGTCTCACTTTGATCCAAAACAAGTTGCATCTCTTTATAGTTGAGAGCAATCTCAACCCGTAGTCCGGTGCGGAGATCCACACCTTTCAAACCATTAACCAACATTTAGTACTCCACTCGGTCATGAATTGCGACAGCACCGTAGAAGGCACCACCAAGTAACTTTTCGCACAGTTGCGAGAATCGTGAATCCGAAGTCGAACCGTAGTTGCCTCCGAACATCGTCTGTTTGCCTTCCGCGCACTCAGGGATCAACCGGAGGATCTTACGACCACCGATAGGTTCTGCCATCACGAGTTTAACCGCAGGGGCATCCTCACTAGGCTCAAAGGGGCCTTCACAGTTGGTGACACACAGTCTACCAGAGTAAGAGGATACACCACCGTTGGTGCTGTCACCCAGATTGCTTCGATAAACATTGATCGTCATTCCCATATCTATACTTCCTTTCTCATTATCAATACAAGTATTTTACACTAGTCAGCAACAAATGTCAACAGCTGATCACACATATTTTATGTGTTTTTTGATGTCCCACTTTTCTTCGATAGGATCGCCGTACTCGTCTTCATCGACCACGATGTAGGCTACAGTCTTCTTGACATTGGCGTAACGATAACCTTGACCGGGCCCTCCGACCCATACGATGTGAGGATACTCAGCAAACCATCCATCGGCATTCAGAGAATACTCGAAATAGTTACCCACCTCTTTTTCGGTGAACTGTCCAATACAATCAGAAGACCAAGTGTAAAATGCCATCCCTGCAACCTCATTCTCAATACAAGAGTATTATGAAGGATTCTGAGAGAAAAGTCAAATACTATTTTGTTATATGCTTATAACTTTTTCGTATTAAGTCCGAAAAATGTGAGGGAGATACGGTCTGCTCCACCGAAGTGTGGATTGTGGAGGGTTTGGGCATCAAAGGCAATAGCACGATTCTCTACCCATTCAACATACTCATCCTTTACGGTAGTCCCCTGACCCTCCGTACCAAGCATGTAGAGTACACCAGACCTCTCGAAGTTACGGTCAATGTGTTGCGGAATCTTCGCACCACGGCCCTCTAGGACAGGGAAGGTCTCTAGGGGGTGTCGGAAAAACGTCATCAACTGGACTTTGACACCTAGCACCTCATCGATTTGTGTCGAGATATCGTCAAACGCATATCTAAGGTTATCGCTACGGTAACAATCTATCCAGTCTGCCACCGCATAGTATGCACCACCTCGTCTCTCACCATAGTCATATGCACTGTACATACGGCACTCATGATATGCCTGTACCAGTTCATCAAAGGCATCAGGTTCCAGAAAGTTGTCAACTATCTGTATCATGAGTATAGATGTCTATCATCTCTTCCTTACCTTTTACCTTGATCTGTCCAATATGCTTGGACTTGATATCTATAAGTTGATCTTTGGTAAAGCTGGAGTAGATGGTTTTGTTGTCGATGTAGTCACCACGGGCTGCGGTTGCTTCAAGGCGGGCAGCAAGGTTGACTGCATCCCCAATGACGGAGTAGTCAAAACGAGATTCACTACCCATATTGCCAACAATGCAGTCACCTGTATTGACGCCAGTACCGACATTGATGGGGGGTAGACCTTCGTCAAGAAATCGTTGTCTAAGTACATTAGTTTTTTGCTCTATCTCTATTGCAGATTTGACGGCCATCTCTGCGTGGTTGTTACAAGGTAGTGGTGCGTTCCAGAATGCCATGATGCAATCGCCCATGTATTTATCAATGGTTCCACCATTTTGCAAAATAATATTTGTCATTTCATTGAGATAGTTGTTGATCAATGCGACCAGTCCTTCAGGATCGTCATTGTTCTTATAGTGTTCTGAGATGGGCGTAAACCCAACAATGTCCATGAAGAGAAAGGACATCTCCTTCTTCTCTCCACCCAGTTTCATCAGACTCGGATCTTTAGCCAGCATGTCAACCATGTCGGGAGATAGGTATGTACCAAATTGTCCCTTGATCATCTGTTTTGCTTTGAACTGAGTATAGAACTGTACAAAGGAACCGTGTGCGAACACCAACACTAGAGTGAGAATAGGAAATACCGGATCGACTAGATAGAAGTAGGTTGCAAAAGTGTCTGTCGAAAAGATGTAAATCCCAGCAACCATAATACCAAATATCATACCGGATACTGGTATACTAGCCGCCCTGAGCAGAGCTAAGAGTATAACACAAAAAACAATAGTTGTCAAGAGCTCATATAAAATAAATTCATCCGGTCTCTTGATCACTACTCCGTCGATCATGGTCTTGAGTAAGTTTGCTTGAATGTCGTGCGGGTACATGGCTCCCATGGGTGTGGACACCACATTAGATCCCTCGAAGGTTGCACCCATGATCGCGATTGATCCATCTGGGATCTGATCCATATCCACCAGTGAGTATCGCTTGAACTCATTCCAGTATGCAATGTTCACATTACCCGAACTGTCTGTCATGATCGATTTGAAGGCTGGGATACGGACAAACTCAATACCATAGTCATCCGTGGATATCTGGTAAGATATGTCTCCTGCCGCGACTCTGAGTATGTCCAGTGCGAAGGCGGGGTACAGTCGATCATCAAAGTTTACCAGAAGAGGTTGTCTACGAACAATGCCGTCGATGTCTTGCGTTGAAGATATTGTCCCGTAACCCCATGCTGCGTTGTGTATCTTATCCTGTGCAAACAACATACCAGCGGAAGGAGAGAGGAAAGATTCTACCGCTTTGTCACCAAAAGCGGCAACTCCTATCCGTGGTGGTCTGTAATCGGTTTTAGTCCGATTAGATGGTGTGATAGCAACCACAGACTGTTTGTAGGTCAGAGTCTCAGCAAAGGCATCGTCTCCGCCCCATCTATCTTCCTCGGAAAACAAGATGTTGATACCGATAAGGCTCTCACCCATCTTGTCAATCTCTTGTGCCAGTAACTCACGGGGAATGGGGTACTGTCCTAGTTTGTCTAGGGTCTTCTCGTCTATGTCTACCAGTACGATCTCGGACGGTTTTGTGTCTTGGGCTCTTTGCAGAGAATCAAAGAAAGAGAGTCTAGCACTCTCCAATAGAAAGGGGTCGAATAACCTTATTGTCACCATGACAATAAGAGTGACCAATACGTGCCATGTCTTCATTGTACTATGTTTATCACCGTGTCTTGTCCATTTATCTTGACTGGGTCAAGTTGTTTACCGTCCTGAGACATATTTATAAGGGTGGATGCATCCTTGTCTACTCGGATCTCTGCGATGTCATTGACCTCTCGTCTCACCGTTACCTTGTCACCTTCTACTATGGTAGCAAACTGAGTAGTGGGGTCAAACCCCTCTTCTGTACCCTCTAGAGACAGTTCTCCGGTGCTTTGTCGTTCCTTTAGTAGTTCTTCATCCAGACTGTCAAAGGCTTCAAGCAAATCCTCCAGTAGTTCAACATCAAGGAAGTTTATGTCCAACTCAGTGAACTCCAGATAGTCTCGTTCCAACTCTTCGTTTTGTAACAAGTCTTGATCAAGGAAGTCTATGTCAAGGGGGTTGATGTTTCGGTCAGCCCTTGTAGATAACAATAACTCTTCCTCAGTTTCTTTCTTCTTGGGTGGGTTGATGATCATGATGTTGTTCAACATGTCCAGAGTCAGATCTAGGATGGCAGGACTACTTGGTGGTTCCTCGGCAACATAAGTGTTGGTCGCTTGGAAAGGTTCGTTCAAGATAACCTCACCAGCCATAGTAGACACAATGATCTCACCAGACGAAACTCCGTTGACATCCGGTAATAGGACTACGAGGGTCTGCCCTAGTTCATCTACGGTTACTGTGAAGTCTGTTCCCCGAATACCGATGGATGCGGTAGGGGTTCGTAGGCGTACATTCTCTTTATTGACCTTACCCAGTTCACCTGATATGAACCTTGCTGTACCCTGTGCAAAGGTCATGGCAAGGTCTGATTTACTGGGATCATCATCAAATACCACATTATCGATCACGATACGGGTATGTTCTGTCATTCTTAGTTTGGAATCATCAACAAAACGCACCTGAAGGCGACCCTCGCCCGTGCGAAGGTCGTCCTTAGACACTACATCCTGGCCAGTATTCGGACGAATAGAGGCCTCATCTCTGAGGATCTCTCTCCACCCGACAGCACGATCTACGTTCCCTACATCACTCGCATGTAGTGTTGAGACCGGAATCAGACTGGCTGATGCACATAGTAGCAGCAGTTGTACTTGTTCCCGAACCATTAAAATCTATCTCCAGCGTATCTTTCTGTAAGGTAGATTCTTGGTTTACTGTAATATCATTATAGTTACCAGAACCACTAATCACAAAACTGTGACCATCATACCCACTACCATCATAGACTAGATTATTATTATCTCCAACAATATCTAGATTAAAGGTCAGACTAGACGCATCGATATTCACATCGGCCGTGTTGAAGTCACCGTCCAATACAAAGTCAAGGTCTAGATCATTAGCAGTATCTAGTGATCCGACATCGAAGTCCAGATCATTGTTACCGCCAGTTATGTTGATTACATAGTCTCCGTTGGTCGCACCGTACACGTTGTCTTTATCAACATCGAACAGAATGTCGTTTGTCGATCCCGCCACATCAATATCAATTGTCGATGTACCGAAGACCGAACCAATCAAGGTATTGCCGCTTCCGGTTTGATTGACGCTGAAGTTCATATTCGCGCCGTTCAGAACCATCTTGGTGGTGTCTGTAGTAGACCCACCTATGACATTACCCGAACCGTCCTGTACGATATCGATGGATGACCCATCTCCTATCTGATCAATGTATATCTCATTGTCTGCGGCAAGTGTTGCGGCCGCAAAGCTGATTACGAACATCACGGCAAACTTAGTATGCCTAACGCTCATTGGTTTTCTCCATTAAAGTCCAGTACTTCTTATCGCTTCCTTGCAATATCAGTTCTAAGACACCAGCCTCTATTGCACGTTGAGTCGCGATAGAGACGCTTTCGTTTTTGGTTACTCCTGACTCTACTTCTACCAGTTCAGTACCCTGTTCTATAAATCTAAATACGTCCCCACCATAAGCGGTAGATAGTATGGTCTTGCTTGTTATTACATCAAGCAGAACCTCACCAGTTGCAACCGACACAAGTCTGATATTAATCGTCACTGTGTCAACACTATATTCACGAGAAGATCCGATACCAAGATATCTGGCACCAGCCCCACCCGTCTCTACAGAGGTGTCGAAACCTACGATACCACCTGCAATAATCATACCAGCAAACGTCAATGCTGGTAATTTTTTCGATTCTTCTCCTTCATACGACTGTCGAGTCTGCCTGATCAGTTGTCGTTCTCTGGTCACATGATCAAGAACTTGACGATCCACGACACGGAAAAACTCTCCGTTAGCCGCACGCTTCAGTGCCCTGATCAGATACACTGATGGCGCTTGGGTCACTGCGGAACTAAACGAAGTCCCTCCACTACTGTTCTGTCTCTTCTGTCCCGTCTGATCGGTAAACTGATAAACGGCTACCGTTGGTTTCCTTGTGGGTGCTGAGACATCCTTCAGTTCTTTCTGAAGCAATGTCAGTTGTACTTTAGGCTCTTCTGGTTTTGGTAAAACCAATTGAGAGTTCATGCTAGCACAACTAGATCCCAAAATCACCAATAGGGATAGTAATGACAGTCGTACTACCGTCTTCATCCGTTATCGTTAACTCCACACTATCGCCATTTTTGACGTATGTTATTCCTGTTCCTTCGATGTTGAACGATCCAGTATCACTGGGGTTCTCACCGAACATGCTATCTACAATCTGTCTCGACAGTGTAGAGTAAATCCTACTTTCTACGTTACGTATAAACTTCGCAAGAGTCGTATTCTCTGCGTCTCTTTCGATCTCGTCCTGAAGATCCTCAAGTTCCTGTTCAATGGCTTCCTTACGAGAAGTCTCTTGATTCTCAATGGTCAGATAGTGACTCGACTGATTGATCCCACTGAATGAAGGGGATTTGAATTGATGTTCGATAGGCGCAGCAACCGACTCAGTACAGAACGACAACAATACGACTCCAACGCCGGCCGCAAATGCTCTGAAATAAAAGGTACGCAAGACATTATTCATTATTTTCTTCCTCGTTCACCCTCTTCATTTCAATCGCCGTATCTAACTTCTGTTGCAATCGAATGATATCATTATCCAGCATTCTGACACGGTCAATCAATGCAATCAAAGTCACCATAGTCGCATCAAGTTGTTGTTCAACTTCTTCCGTAATGGTCTTCCAGACAAAGTAAATCATATAGAGCATACCAACTGCCGCGACAACCGGAAACCCAAATGACTTTACTACTTCTACGAAGTCCATCAATCACGCCTTGCATCTTCTTTACCGTCAGCGCGACTGATGCGATTGAGGTCTGGTCTTATTCCCAGAACAACACACAGAGTCGTATCCATACGAACCATATCATGATTCATAGTCTTGACGCGATTGTCTAGGCTCCCCACAATCCCTTTGATTGAGTTCACCTGACCAATCACGCCGTCCATAATGTACTTGAGTGTCAGAAACATAAAGAATCCACCAATCAAAGCGGATGCAATAGGAAACCCTAATTCTTCTATTAGGGTGAATGCTTGTTCCATGCTCGTATTTATAAGTATAAATATCTGCATGAGGAAACTGTTTACGCTATTTCTATTTGTAGTCTTCTTTTGGTCATGGCCTGTCCGACTGTTCAGCAGTAAAAACAACTGTTACTTCTGGACATTGGAACAGTTGATCAAACACGGAGGTAAACCAGAATGGTATGCATCCAAGCGATGGATAGGGTATCACGTTGTCTGGGTTTCACCGGAAGGAACCAAATGGGAATACACCCTACCTAAGATGAAACGAAACACTCCATGGTACAAGATGTTATTCTACGATGGAAAGGTCAGACGATTCAGAAGCCATAGGAAAGATCAATGAGTCTACCCATACAGTTATTAATCGGTCAGATTGTCGCAATCTTTAGTCTGATACCCATGGTAATGTATGCCACTCCGGTACAGTGGGCAATTTTCGGAGTCATGTATTTCGGTATCATGACCTTTGGTATCACCATGGGATACCACCGATACCTATCTCACAAGGCCTTTGAGTCGCCTCTGTGGTTTGAATATGTGATGTTATTCTTTGCACACATTATGATGGTAGGGCCCGCGATTGTCTGGGTTGCCAATCATAGGGAACATCATCTGTTCACCGATACCGACAAAGACCCACACTCTCCCACTCACAAGGGGTATTTTTACTCGTACTTCTTGCAAGTGTTCACGACAATCAACTTCAAGTATGTTCGAGACTTGCTGAAGGTAGATAGGTACAGAGCACAAGTCAAGTACTATTGGCAATGTCTGTTCGTCTGGGGATGTTTCTTATCTCTTATTGATCCATTCGCACTTGTCTATGCGTGGCTCGCACCAGCGGGTCTGGCAAAGTTGGTAGGATCACTTGTGTTTAGTTACTCACATAGGGGAGGAGAACCACACAGTGATTGGTGGTTAGGGATGATAACCTTCGGAGAGGGGTTTCACAAACAACATCATGATAACGCCCACAATGCCAGTTTTCACAGACATGACATTGCGGGGATTATCATAAGGAACTTCTTTACTGCGTAGTATCCCAACTATCTCTGGGATACTTGTCCTTGCGCTTGTATTTGGTGCGATCCCGCTGAACCTTATGTCCATAGGGACTATCGTTGTCAAACAGTTCCTTTGCGAAACGAGGTTTGACTTTTTGTTTTTTCATCAGAACACCTGCCACATATCTTCGCGAATCTTTTGCCACTCTTGAACTGTCAGAGAGACCTTGTAGGAGTCACCCTTGAAGACCTTCTCTGCTATCTCAATTACAGTTTCACGTGACTCACTATAATTAGATTCTGCCACTTCTTGACACTCGAACACTACCTGTCCAAACTTACTCATAACGAACCTCCTTCATACCTTCATATTTTCCCATCGGAACATCGATCTCTTTCTTGATAGAGCCACTATCAAGTGCGTCACCAATTATGTCCATTGCAGCCCATAAAGAGTTCATGTCTTTACCACCAACATGCCAACCGTACTCCTCCGTAGGAGTGTGACCATCTTTCCAGTTATAGAGTGTAAAAGCAACACCCTCATCAGTCATCACTGCCCACTCACAGTTCCACTTAGCATATGGATCAGGATCAGTATAGTGGGGTTCACCCAATATAGAAACGATCTTATCGTAGGTGGTGAAAATAGAACCTCGGTAAGCCGTTCCATTCACCTCTTCCCAAGTCGCTGGTCTCATAAGAACTCCTTTCTCAGTTTCAATACAAGTATTATACCGAAGAGAACAAGGTTTGTCAACACTTTTTTTAGGTATTATCGCCATCACGGTATTTGATGTCAGACTTATCAAATGGCTTACGGTCTGGTTTCTCCCACGGCAGTGGGATTTGTTTACCCGCCTTGCGTTCTTGCCGTATGTGTTCAGAAACATATATGAATAAACACGACACCATTAAGAGGATTCCGGCAGCAGCACCTACAATAAACTCCATTAGTTTCGTCCGTAGGTATCGTGTACATGCAACTGGATGATGGCATAGTGTAATACCTTCATCAGATCAGCACGGTTGTAACCGTTCTTGTTACCATACCGTTGAGCGTACTTCATGATGTTACCGATACAGAAACCATCACCGTGGCCACCGTCAATGATGAACTCGGTTGCTTGGAACTTGTTCTTAGAATAATGTTCGCCATAGGTAGAGTCGATGTACTGTGCCAACTCGCCAAGTGACTGATCTTCATTGTATTTATACTTAATGTCTGCCATAGGGCTTCTCCAAATGAATTTCACGTATTATATCAAAGGGGTGGGGGTTTGTCAAGTACTTTCTAACGAATCAACGAAATCGTGTATCGCATCAAATGCCTGTTCTTCCTCTACGAATATACCGCCTCCGATGTGTCCGTAGGGAAACTTGAATGCCAGAGTGAATCGTGGGCAGTTAGTCCACGCGGTGTGCCAGAAGTGATGATCGGGTTCGTCCTTGCGACCAAACCTATACCACCTCGCCTGCCATCCCCTCACATCTGGTTCAGTGATGATCTCATCATTCACCATGTCATAGTAAGAGAAGTATCCGTCTCCAGACTCACTCCAAGTAATGATGATCTGATACCCGTGGGCGTTCCAGTTGGTGTGCCATCCTACAAACCCATTAGGTGGGTAGAATGATGTCAGAGAGTTAGACCTCGCACCGAACAACATGGGGAGTTCATGCTTAGTCCATTGTTTCAGGGGTTCAAATACATCTGGTCGCACAACAGCGCCAGGAGCAACCTGAAACCCATAGGCCTTCTCAGGAAACCCTATGTGTTCCAGATCGTTCTCAAGTAGTTCGTAAAGATACTCGGATTGACAATACTTCTCCCACTCCTCAACCGGCACATCTACCTGAAGGTTTGATGCCAGTTCATAACACAATTCCTTGTGTTCGAGAAACATATCCAGAGTATCGTCAAGGGTCTTCAACAGATCCTTGTTACGAATTACAATCTCAGCCATCTTCTTCACATGCCTGAATTACGTTGGGGAAGTGACCACGGAGGATCTCCCAACACTTCTCTGCAACAACCATATGTTCCTTCTGAGTACCGTTACCCATACGCAACTCGCAGTAGTGAATCCACGAGCGAAGAGAACCTGCCATATAGAGTGTGGATTTAGTGTTTCCTTCGGGTAGAACTGCGCGAGCCTGTTCCTTGGCAATACCATTATCCAACGCCCAGTTATATGCTGCCTTGGATGCCGCAATAACCTCGGACTGTTTCATGTTCCAGTTCTCGTACAGGCGTTCATCGGTTGACTTGTCACCACCCTTACCGATATCTTCTATGTCGAGTTCAATTGAGTTCTGACGGTTCTTAGGGTCTTGCAACCTTGCGCCCCGTAACTCAAACTCATCCTGCACAGCATACCGTTGCGAGAACTCCTGAAACGCGAATGATCGATGCCGTAGGATCTGTCGTGCGATGTCACGAGTCGTTTTGATCTCCATGGTGATATGAACCATCTCGAAAGGTGACCAATGACCTTCACGGATCAGATACTTCACCAGACCTTGGGCAGTCTTCTTGTTGCTTTGATTAGAAGGATTACTAACCCTAGCAGCATACGCCACCAGTTCCTCGGCCGTATGACAACCTGTAGTCGCTGATGGGTTACTCATGGCAACCAAACTCACACTACTCATTAAAAAATTCCTCACTTTGGTTTATGTTCATTGTTTTGAAATCAATACCTAAGTTGATTCTTACACCAACATCAGATTTTCTATGTACCGAATGCCACGCCTTGTGGTTGAACAGTACCCACTGATCTTCCTTCATCGTGTATTCGGTCTTCACTTCCAGTTTGTTCAGATCCGGTATACGGAACTTCTCCAACTGTTCAAAGGGTGCGATTTCTTCATACCACTTAGTCACCTCACCCTCACCACGCAACAAGCAAAACATACTAGCCTCCCTACCATGACCTTGATGGGGATGCAATAGTTCACCACCATTCTGAATCTGTAGGATAGGCATAGTCTCATCGTGCGGAATACCAAACTGTTGATATACCGCATCTTGAATCCACCTGTTAATCATCGGAGGCATATCGTACTGTTCAATGACAATACGATTCACCAATCCATATTCACGGAGCATCAATATCTGTCTGCGTTTGATCTCACGTGCTTCGCGCACACCAGCATACGCTTCTACTTTATCCCACTCATCCCAACTAGCCGTGTTGATGATATGGTGTGGTCGTTGTCTGTGTTTCAGAAATGGGTGGGGAGCGTTATTGGACTCCACCACCTCTTCCGCCCATTTCAGACACAAGGATTTTATATATCCAAGGAAGTCTGGTGGGGCAGAAATTTCCTTTACATGGGTCATTCTAGTATTTCCAATGTTATGTTTTGACACACTTCAGTGATCTCAGGATCACTAAGATTAACATCTTTATCTATACGTACCCAATTCAATACTGCCTTCGCAACAACCGGAACAGTTGCAGCGGCTCCCTCATCATACCCCACACCCCAACCGTCCTTGAATCCAAAGAATCTGCCGATCCAGAAGGACAAGAACATTAGAATGGTGGTGCACAGAGGCCAAATAAAATCCATAGTAATACCTATAGTTTGAAGTTCTGGAACTTATGATTTTCCTGCGCGACTCGTTGTCCCGATGTACTACGATCAAACAGTGGTTTATCATCCCATCCCTTATCAGCAGGATTCGGGAGCATCTCATCATCATCGTCATCGGACAGACGCATCTTACTACGGTCAACCTTTACCGTGAATCGATTGTGTCGAGTCGGATCATTGTACCGATTCTTCAACTGCTTGACCATGATCTTACCCAGACTGTTCAACTCGTCGTTAGAGATCAGAGCAAACATCAGGTCAGCCGTTGCAGGTAGACCGAATGATTCTGAAGTATCCTCCAGACCGACATCATCATTGTTGTACCCACCACGAGTAGTCTGGGTAGCAGACATGATAGGCACATTGAACTCAACAGCAAGACCACGCATCTCTTCCGCAATACTCTTGATATAAGAGTAAGAGTTGATTGCACCACCCATACCCTTCATACGAGACGAGGCACAGATATTCAAGTAGTCAACAAAGATCAACTGAGGCACAAAGTTCTTCTTCAGTTTCAGTTCATTCAACAGTGCACGGAAGTGACTGGTGTTTGCCTGTCCTGTAGGATACTCTTTGATGATCAGTTTACCTTGGGTCTTCGCAGCGATCTGGGATACCTTATCAGTAAACATTTCTTTGGACAGGTTCTCCAGTTGATCAATAGGAACATTCAATAGGTTCGCATCGATGCGTTCCGCAATACGTTCCTCTGCCATCTCCATAGTGATGTAGAGTACATTATGTCCTTGACTCAGTGCACTGGCAGCGACATGACACATAAACAGAGACTTACCGACACCAGTACCAGCCAATGCAATGTTGAGTGTCTTGTTGGGTAAACCACCTTTAGTGATTTGGTTAAAGTAGTCCAGATCAAAAGGTATCCTCTCTTCCTGCTCATGATAAAACTCATATCGACCATCGACATTCTCAAGGTAGTCGTGACCAATGTTGGTATCAAAGGTCACACCCAAGGCCTTACTCAGTACATCAGGAATGGCATTCTTCTGCATGGTCGCATGTTTGCCATCAATAATACTGATAGACTCCATGACCGCATTGTACACGGCACGATCCTGACACCACTTCTCGGTACGTTCAATCAACCATTCAAGGTTCTCAGGTTCCGGTGTAAAGATGTTGGGTAGAAGATCCATCGCAACACGATAGTTATCTTCACCCAGAGATTGATTCTCATCAACCTCAATCTTGAAAGCTTCTAGTGTGGGTAGTACATTGTACTTGGCGACAAACTTGGTGACTTCTTTGAAGAGTCCACGATAGACTCCGTCAAAGTAGTCCGGTGTTATGAACGGAAGAACCTTCCGCATGTAGGGTTCATTGGTCAGAAGGTTCCGTAATACCGTCTGCTCCAGATTGATGTTCAGCATGTAAGTCCTCTAGCATATCTTCGGTTGCAAGGATAGCGTTAGTCTCGTTATCCTTGGCAATCATTGTTCCTTCGGTGATAGCCTTTTCTATCACCGCACTCAGTATTCTACCAACATATGCTTGAAAAGTCAAGTCTTCTGTTGTTAAATCTGGATCTGGTGTGGAAACAATAGAGAAGTTGAAGGAGATGTAACCATCCTCTTCCTCAATAGCGTCAAATGAAATTGTACCGAAGGAGATAACCGTTTCAGGGTACTCCTCCAGTAGTCTAATGTTCCACCCATGGATATCATCAGCTGGGACGATTTCATAGTGGACATTTTCACTCAACATTTGTTCAATGTCATTCGGCATTAGCAATCTCTTCCATGTCAACTTTCTGTGCAAGACCAATGGAGTACTGTGACTTCAGAAACTCTGCGAAGTCCGTCTCCGCAAAGATGGGTGCCCAGAACTCTTCTTTGAGTGTATCTGCTAACCGTACTTTTGGTTCAAGGATCTCTCCAGTTTCCCGATCAACACGAGCATACCAACCATTGGAAGGCTTAGTACAATAGTTACCAGCAAGAGCAACGTCCAGAAGACCGCTATAACGCTGTACACCACCTTCCCAAGAAACTGAGATAGGGATCTTAGACTTCTCTTTAACATAACGAGACTTCTCCACGTTGATGACAAAGTGATACCCTTTGATCTCAGTACCGACCTTGTCTTGTTGCCTTCCTAGAATCCAGATGTTGTCGGCACTGTAGTAGATACCAGTACCTCCACCCACGATATCTTTCGGGAAGAGACCAATTTCTTTATAAGTGTGGTTGACGGCAAGCATGGGAATGTTCTTCATAGTCAAATACGGAGTACACATTCTGAACAAACCCTTTAGAGCTTTAGCACGGGACATATCTGCCACAGACTTCTCATTGAGTGCATCCTCCAATTCCTTTTTGGATGCGAGATTACCAATCGAATCAATAACGATAATAACGTCATCGCTCCGGTCAAGTTCTTCAAGTTGATTGATTAGATCAATCTTGAGTTCCTCGACATTGGCAATGGGCGTATGCAACACCCTGCCGGTGTCAATTCCAAACTGTTCAAAGTAAGATTGGGGACTACCAAACTCACTATCATAGAACAACATAACTGCATCTTTCTTAGCCTTCAAATAAGCACCCGCCATTAGCAGGGCAAATGAAGTCTTAAAGTGCTTGGAAGGCCCAGCAAGAACTGTTAGGCCAGGCGTGACACCACCGTCAATACTTCCGCTCAACGCGACATTCACCATCGGAACATCGGTTGGCACCATATCTTTTTCTGTGAAGAACTTACTCTGATCCAAGACCTCGGTGGTCTTGATCTTACTGTTCTTCTTTAGTTTGTCCATAATCGACATTGTTTGACTCCTCACGGTCATCTAGTTCATATTGTTTGCGATAATCGTTGTTTATCTTAACACATTTTTCAATCAATGTCAAGTCTGGATCAAACAAATTAAATGCACGGGTGTCCTTGGGGAAACAAGCACCACCGAATCCACGTTTACCATCGTAGCCAGGCACACGGGTGTGACCGATACCAATTCTAGGATCTCGACCAATCGCCTTTGCGACTGTGGGATAGTTACAACCAAACTTCTGAATCGCATCATACATCTGGTTGAAGTATGTTACTTTCATAGCAAGATAAGAGTTCACACCATATTTGATGAATGCCGCTTCAGGGCCAGAACAGAAGATGAATTCAGTTGCGTTACACAAACTGTACACATCATAGAGTTGTGCAAGTCCCTGACAGGCATCGGGATGTCCACCAATAATATGATAGTCAGCATTGACAAACGCTTCCTTTGCACTAGACTCAGTCAAGAACTCAGGATTGATTGTCAGTCGTTTGATGTCCTCTTCAAAGATAGAGGAGTACAATCGATCCACGATATCGGGGGTGATTGTTGATTTGACAACGACACCACCTTCGGTGTGTTCAAGAAGTTTCAGTGCCGCATCTTCTACGATAGAGGCATCGATGAATCCACTGTCAGCCATCGGTGTCGGTGCACAGATGAATGAGATGTGAGGCCCCCACTCGACCAAGTCATCAATCGTAGTATTGTACTTGGGGTCAACATAGAACTTGTCGATCTCAGGGTGAGTGAATGCGTAGTCCACCGCACCACCTACAAACCCGTGACCCACAATACCAATCTTCAATTTGCCCATTACCTCCTGCACAGTTCCGTCAGGATTAATGTTTCGCATACCATCATCAGCCATTTAGTTTACTCCGTAATATTCTTTATACCATCGAACAAAGGCGGCGACACCTTCCTCAATGTTCACGATGGGTTGATACCCAAGTCCTCTCAGTTTTGTCGTGTCACTCCAAGTCTCTAGAGTGTCAGCGGGATGACGAGGAGCGAGAACCACATCTGCCTCTCTTCCCAGTTCATTACTTATGCAGTCGATAAAGTGCATCAACTCAACCTGTTTGCCCCTACCGATATTGTAGATCTCATTGTTCTCGGTATCAGAAAACATTGCGAGTTTGATACCCTGAACAATATCACCGATATAGGTAAAATCTCGTTTCATCTTACCGTAGTTGTATGCCTCAATAGGTTCACCCTTGACAATCGCATCGGTAAATTGGAATAGTGCCATGTCTGGTCTGCCCCACGGGCCATAGACTGTGAAGAATCGAAGTCCCACATTGTACAGGCCAGAGATACGGAACTGACATTCGTTGATGTACTTGGTGTAGGCATAGGCATTCAACTGGTGTCCGGTCACTTCATCCTCAGTCCAGCCTGTGGGAGGAATAGGTGTACCACCGTAGACTGAACTAGTGGATGCATAGATGACCTTGTTCACATCATACATCTTACAGACTTGGATCAAGTTCTGAGTAGCATCGATGTTGTCTTGGTGATACATCACCTCCCTACCAAACGAGTCTCGTACATTAGCACGAGCAGCAAGGTGCATTACCATATCCGGTTTGATTACAGCGAATGCACGATCCAACTCATCAAAGTTTTTGAGGTCACACGGAAACACATGGTGACCATGTGAAATAACTCTGACCTTCTTGAGATTGGGATCATAGAAGTCGTTGAAGTTGTCGATACCAACGACATCAAACCCATCATCAATTAGTGAAGCCATGAGGTGAGTGCCGATGAATCCGGCAGCACCCGTGATTAATATTCTCATCATCCGTTCCTATAAATGTATTCTAATGCTCTATCCGCCTCTTTATCTAGAGGTCTGTTTTCATACCAGTTACCAGTCTCGCGATCTAACTCACTACACATCTGTGCAATCTGACCCGCAGTAATCGGATAACCCTTGGAGACAGCATTACCCGCGATAGCAATCATGATCTGATACATCTTGTGATACCAACCAGTACCAGTGATTGCTCGATACTCTAGGGTCAGTCGCTTGGGAAAGAAGGGACAATCATGATAGGATGTCCAAGTGATATCCGTATTGTCCAGCGAGTTCTTACGATGTTCGATCACAGCCTTCTGCAACTCAGGCGGGAGTCTGTCCATGAATGTCTTACCTTGCGGTTCAACAAACGAGTACTTGTTCATCAACATATCAGGGTCTAGTTTGACCCCATCATTAGTGAAGATGAAACTGTATGCGTCTGGATACTGTGCGGGGACATAGTACATACGGGACAGGTCTTTGGTCTGTTTGTCACCAAGTTCATCAAACTGTTTGTTCATGGAAAACCAGAAGTGTGCCAGATCTTTGCTCTCGACAGTACGAGTCAAAGGGAACACCAGACGGAACTTGGGTTGCTCGTAGGTTGACGATGCGGTATTGTAACACACATAGTAGAACCTACCAAACTTCTCTTGTAGGTCTTGTTGTAGACACTCGACGGGTGTTAGAACAGGATCACCCCGTACCACATAATCATCGACATCAAGACAAGCCCAACCGCCCCATAGAGCAACACTTTTATTAGACCGTGTAGTATCGGTGTGATAAGTAGCAGGACTAATAAGCACAGAAGAATTACTTCCACCTTTTCTACCCTCCTTTTGGGATAGTTCATAAAGTAAGTTCTCAAACTTATCCCACGTATCGAACTCCATCCTCCGGTGAGTCTGGTTGTCATACGTATTTTTGAATATCGTAAGAGAATATTTCATTGTGGTATAGTAACAGATCGGGCAGGACTTGTCAAGTACTAACTTCCAAATCAGTTTCAATCCAGACTCTAGCACCACAGGACAGTGGCTTGTCGGGGGAATAGACTACACGTGCGACCTCGTTGCCATCCGCATCACGGATGATGGCCGTATCGGTGTATCGATTATTCTTATAGTCCTTCACGGTGATGACAGGTTCTCGGTCACCGTGTTTCTTGTTAGAACGAATCTTATGTTGATTGACATGGATTCTTGTTTTCATGACAACATATCCTCTAGATAAAGTTTGAAAAGTTCGGGATCATCAACAAACCTCTCATCTACTCCACTGTAGTTTCTTCGGACGCTTTTTTTCATATATTTTTTCAAATGTTTTCTCATTGTGCCTTCAGAAAACTTTAACTTTTTTTTGTTATCCCAATCATTATCCTGTAGCCATTCATTATTATCCAAATGATGTTTATCAATATCAAAATCAAAAGAGTCTAATGGTCTATCACTCTTTCTCCCTCCACCTCTAATAAACATCCTCTTCCCAGAATGCGGGTCTGTATGGTTAGTTCTATTATTAGGTTTCATCCGAAGAAGTCCTCCAGTGTTGCTTGGGGTTCAGCCGTCCAACCGACTGCGTCCAGTATGGGTTCGAGAGGATCAAGGAATGTCTTCTCGAACATCTTGTCATAGTCAATATACTTATCAAGTGCTAGTTCACGAGGCAGGTTGACCGGATAGGAGATGACATTCTCCTTGATAGGGTTAGGTGTCTTGAGATAGACGAACTTGACCTTCTCACCATTCTTCACTGTTTCATAACGAGACATGCCCTTGGTGTGGTGATTGTACAACAGAGCACCACGCACGTGGATGGGTGTACCCTTCTTGTAGATCTCCTTACGATCCATCCACTTATCAACGTCACTCACTCCACGGGGAAAAGAGATATCCTCGGCAGGTAGGGCAGAGAACTCATTGCGGAACTTGGTGATGAAGTTCTGTGTCTTGGACTCAGATCCATCCACCAGTATGCGGAACATCTCTTTCATCTTGTCACGCACTACCATCGGAGTAGATGACTTGATGGCTTCGATACCCATCATCTTGAGTTTGGGTTCTGCGAACTGCACACCCTCGGAGTTGTGTACATTCAAGATGTATCGTTTCTTTGCGACCCAGATGCCACGGTCAGCGATAACCTCGCGTCCCATTTCCATGCGGTTGACATACGCACTGGTATAGTCTGCTAGTTCTTGATAGGTCTTCTCCAGAACTTTCTCAAAGTGTTCTGCACAAATCTTATCCAAGAACTTGACCGGATCTTTGGGGTTGAACTTATCGACCAGAGTACCCATGCGAATGTAGACTGAGTCGGTGTCAATCGCAATCACATAGTCCTCGTCATCGGTAGAGAGAAGTTTGTTCATCTCACGATTGACCGCACGTTCTGCCCACTTGATAGACAGTTGACCAGCCAGAGTGATGGACTCAGCGACACGTTGATCGAAGTATCGGAACCACCGATTACCCAACGCACCATAGAGACTGTTCATCAGAATCTTGATCGACATCTGTTGATTGTCAAGAGTCGCAATCTTATTGGACAGTTCCCTACTAGGATTCTGTTCGTACTCTTGTTGCGCCTTCAACATCTCGTCTTTGATGGTTCGTCGTTCACTGTAGTACTGACGAATGATACTGGGAATCACTCCCTCCTTCTCACGAGAGAACCTGACACCACTTGGTGCCAAGGCATACTTACCATCGTGTTCTGTCATGCCACGCAACATGTGTTCCACACTAGTGTGCACCAGACCATCGACCACAGTTTCGGGAGACATGTTGTATTGAACAATGATGTTGGGATATAGAGAGTTCAAATCGAAAGAGGTTACCCAATCATGTGAACCTACTTGGGGTTCCTTCACATAACCACCAGCATAGTCGCCCTTGGGCTTCTCAATCTTGGGTGGTACGACCACCTTCTTGTTATGCAAGAGTCGATAGAGGATACTGTCCCAGATCGCAGTCGTACCCAGCACATCCTCATAGTTCACACCACCACGATATGCCATGGTCATTGCGAGGGTCAGGATGCCTAACTTCTCTTCAAGTTTGTCTACAAGGTCAACGTCTTTGATGTTGTAGTCAATGAACTTCTGGTGGTCTTCCTTGTACAGAGTGTACAGGTTACCATGTTCCTCGTAGGACAGTTTACGTTCACCCAACACCACATGAGCAATGTGATCCAATCGATAGGACTCTTGCTGACCCAGAGTATTGTAGGTGAACTTCTTGAACAGGTCATAGTAATCCAACTGCGCGATACCCATGATGTCATAGGTGTCAGTCTCGTTCATACCAAACTTGTTTGCGCGAACCTTACGAGCACTGACCACACCCCAAGGTGAGAATCGTTTGACCGACTCCTCACCGATGACCTTCCTTGTTCTGTTTACAAGATAGGGGATGTCGAATCCTTTGGAGTTCCAGCCAGTCACCACATCGGGCGAACCATGGTTCTGCCAGTAGTTCAGAAAGGAATCAATCAGTTGCAACTCTGTGTCGCATTGGTTATAGATTGTATTCTCGTTAGGAGTGTATTCACCCAGACCCCAGACACGAAAGAACTCCTCGTTGCTGGCCTTGGTACAGATAGAGATGATGGGATAGTTTGCTTTGTCAGGTTCGGGGAATCCCTCGTCAGACTGTACCTCAATGTCGATAGTAGACACAACGATCTGGTCACGATCAAAGGCGATGTCTTTGGGGAACTCTTGTGTGATGAATTGGTTGATGAAGTTGTTCATACCATAGACCTTCATGGTAGGAACATGTTCGTATTGCTTGATGAAGTCAGTCGCGTCTCGCATAGAGTCAAACTCTATTGGTGCAACCGATTTATCGTCAAGGGTCTTCCAAGGGGACAGTGTACCCTTAGATGGTGTTTGTGATGACACATATAGTGTTGGTTTGAACGGAACACGTTTCTTAACACGTTCACCGTCTTGGTATCCACGATAGAGGATCGTGTTGCCGTATCGTTGTACTGATGTGTAGAACTTCATTATCACCTCATAATTAGACGGACATTATACACCATCGGACGAGGAATGTCAATCAATAATTTTGAAATATGGACTCCTTTCCCATGGGGGTTTGTTCATCCCGTGATGGGCCTGCGTGATACCAAAAGACTTGGATATCACTTGAGTAGAAGCAAGAGTGAAGGGTGTCTTCTCTTTTGCATAAAAGTTGTAGGTGTCACGTAGTGCCTCGGACGAACCACCCACGTTTACATGGTCTGCATTAGGGTGGTGGCACATCCACCGGAATCCAGCATTAGATGGGTTGTCTGACATGTAGGTCTTAACCAGTCTCTCCATGCATCCAAAGGGCCCACCGTTCAGTGGGAATCCTCGTTTCAATAATAAGTGTGTCATGTACTTCGCAGCATCTTCGGACACAGAGTAACAGGACATGAACAATCCATGGTTGGCATAAGCCAGGTTGTGTTCCATCGTAAAATCAAACTGTCGTTCAAACTCATCAGCGTCCAACAAATACGAATCATGTTCCATCACATAGAATCGTGCCCCACCCTCTGCACGTTTATGTAGAAGCTGCCAATGCGAGATGTCTCCTGCTCGTTCAGACGGACTACTGTTCTCACCTCTCTGCAATCCGTGGAGTAAAGGTTTCCAGTTGTATAGGGGTTCGAGATCAGCAATCGTATCGGGAGTATAACACTGTACGACTTCGATGTCAAGGATGTATTGTTTCGCCCATGACTCCAGTGCTATCTCTGTGTATTGTACAGAGATTGGATCGTCTAGGTTGGCTAACATGTATGCTTTCATAACAAGAAAGGGGGCAGTTTCCCGCCCCCTGATTTTTTAGAGAATCGGTTGGAAACACAGTGCCATCGCAAAGGCGACTACTGCGAACAACGTCATCTCAGATTTTGAGATTACTTTCATTTTTTATCCCCGTTAATCGATTTTGATTTTACGAGGCTGCTTCTCTTCTGGGATTTCTAACTTCAAGGTTACTGCAAGAATACCGTCCTTTAGAGAGGCTCCGGTTACTTGGACATACTCCGATAATCGAAACTGACGCTTGAAGTTGCGGGTAGATATTCCACGATGGATAACCTCCCTCTCGTCTGTATCAGATTCGCCTGTAATCGTGAGTGAACGCTCTTTCTGTTCTACGTTGATGTGTTCCTGTTTGAATCCCGCAACAGCAACCTCAATAACAAACTCATCATCCGTCTCTTTGATAATATTGTGAGGCGGATAGTTGTCATTAGCATGTTTCGTTGCGTATTCCAGTTCGTTGAACAAATGGTCGAAACCAATGAACGCGGATTTCGGAAAGAGTTGTTTACCTACTTTTAGGTGTGTCATGTCGCTATATCTCCTATGTTTAGCAAGATCAAATCGGAACCCGAATCATTCGGCATTCCGACCTTATTTATACGATCCAGTATTTCTAAACGAAACTGGCTGGATCGCAATCAGGGTCACTCTCAAATCCAAATGAGAATGTGACCCGTGATACACTGGGTTCAAGTTGGTGCCATGTACCCCGTGGCAACCACACGGCATCGCCTGGCTGCATAATATGTATGTCATCAGTGTTTCTAGGTTCTTCGGATTGCCCTATGGTAATCTTACAAGGATTAAGTATCTGGACTAGAAAAACATCCATGCTATCCGCATGTCTAGGGTAAGATCCAGAGTACTGTCCGAATCCACAGAAAGCAATGTTCGTAACATGGGGATGTCCCTTATCGTATTTTTCTTTCTTGGGTGCGGGTTCAGCAAAGAGTTCATGCATCTCCGCAACAACATCTTTTGCGAACTGAGGAGCAGACGGCCTTGTGTGAAACTCGTTCAGACCCAGCCGTTGTTTCTCTCGGTTCCAGTCATATAACCGTTCTGGATGAGTGTCAACCAGACGAAGCATTTCGTCCCAAGTGATATCAAAATCCGTCTTAGTCCACCAATGCTTCTTTTGTCTGATCTCATCTAGGTGTTCAGCAAACCCAATCATTTGTTCCCGATGTTGTACTTAGGACACAGTTCCCATTCACTCTTGTCCTTGTATCCAATGATCTTGATTTGACGTAGAGGCGCACAGTCTTGTGCCACTTCCTTGTTCTGGATCTCGACCAGACCCCAGTCAGATAACAGTGTTGCGATTGTATTCCTACGCTGCACATCACTCTCTTCTAGGTTGGCCTTCTTACCATCAAGCATAAACAGTTCTTTGAAATGGACAATATAGTATCGCCCCTGTTTATGCAGGATGTGGCACGACTGGAATAGTTTTTGTTCTTTGCGTGACGCTACACCGATACGGGTCAACGTCTCACGGACTTTGAGGAAGTCATCGGGTTCAGCTAGAGTGATCTCTAGCATATTCACTGGACTCCATGAAACTAATTTATTTTCTTCCACCTTTATACACCTTATTCTTTATCGCTTTGATCTGAGAAGGTGTGAGAAGAGATAGGATTTGTCGTGCCTTTTCATTACTGTATCCATAGTATTCTTTCACCGACTCAAGGTCGTTTTCTACGTCAGGTTTTACCCACTTGGAGAAACGCTTTCGTTTCCTTACCATATTTATAAGAAACTGATATTGTAGACGCGAGTCCAGTTGGTGATACCTGTTCATCTCGTTTGCGATGACAGCGGTGTCGGAAAAGTATGAAAGGGATCGATTGACCATGAAAGAGTTGTATGCTTTCTCATCATCAGCCGTAACCATGATGTCTTTCTTAGACAGGTTAATACTGTTTACATAATTAAAGGGGTTCATCTTCTGTCCAGCCATAATCATAGTCCTCTGCGTAGATTCTCATTATACGCTTTTTCTGATCTTCTGTCAAGTCATTTTTACTACCAAACCAAAGACCAGATGTTGAGTTAGAGTGAATCTTATCGATTTTTCGATTAGACCCCGTCTTCTTTCGCAACCATTCTAAAAATTCCGCAAAGTCTTGCATCTGAAAAATTTCATCATATTGCCCACGGTTGCCGTAAAAATGTGTCTGCGTATAGAAGTGACTATTGTGAATATCACCAGACCAAACGCCATCAATGATATCATCCAAGTTGTCAGGCAAATCATCAAGGTCAGACATCTTACCCAATGCCTCAAGAGACTCTTTGTCAAGTGTTCCCGAAGAGGTCAACATGTTAGATGACTTGGTGTACTCAGTTTTTATATATTCACAGGCGGACAGGAACCTTTCAATCGGGTCACGTGAAATTGCGACTCTTAGTGACTCTTGTCTAAAAGGCAGGTCAGGTTGATAACCATGTTCCTTTATCTCTCGTACTCGCCATCCCTTAGTGCCACATAACTGGGCCTCAAACTTATCTTCAACACTTGCAGCAGACGAAGCATCATAGTCCAGTCTTAGAACGTAGAGTAAGGCCCACTTAATAGTGGTCATACCATTCTTTGGACAAATACGGACATCAATATTATTAGGGAAGTACAAGACATTGTCAGTAGGAAACATGGTTCCTCTCAAACGGGCCCTGAGAACTTTTCTTAATTCTGCTTGATATATTTCTTGAACTGTGTTCATAGCTGTTCCAGCCCGATACCGCAGTTCTGTAGAAATGTCAATCCTTCTTCGGTTCGATATCGTTCTTTGTAAACGACTCGTTCAATTCCTGATTGATAGATAAGTTTGGAACATTCGAGGCAAGGGGTACAGGTTGTG